ATATAGCACCAACAGTATTTTTGTATTCAAAACAGAAGTGGTGATTATCTATTATTTTCTTAACGACAATATCTAAACCATTCTTACCGTCACCTGTTCTAGTAAAGGCATTACCGCCATACTCATCGTAAATCTTGAACTCGTCATTAACTTCAAGACCATGCTCTATACAATGTGCTATGATGTAACTTGTTCCATGACTCCTACCGTCACTAAATCCTATAATTTTCCTAGTATTCCACATACGCCAAATGTTTTTATCTGAATCTATTGCGGTCGGTGCAGTATTATACACATCAGGTTCAGCACTAGGTCCAAAAGTATCTTGACCAACATACATCTGTATAGGGTTAGCGGAAAATAACCTAGTTCTTTGGTCGTATCTAGCAGAATAATACCCCGATATTGCTCCTATTTCTGTTGTTGATGCTTGGGGATGTAAAGCCCTTGTTTGGTGGTCCATACCTATTGATTGTTGACCACGAAGAAGTGCTCTAGCACCCATATAGAAGTTATCACTTATCATTAATGCTTCTTCTTCTCTATATGTATATTCTGTTGATAAAGTCTTTTCGTTTTGACCAACTTCCCAATAAGGCATTATACTATCTAACCTGCTTATAGCATCTCTTGAAGTTATTTTTATTTCCCTAGTATTCTGTTTAGCATTTTGTTTTATAGTAACTTGTTCTAAAAACCCGACCCACGATGGGGAATCAATATTATTCTTGAAAAATAACAACATCCATTCTGATGGAGAATCTTGGAATATATCTTGTATCTGTCTTTCGTTATTATCATCTAAGATTTTTATTTGCATATTAGATGCTCTGTTTATACCTGCCGTGAATGCAACTTCGTTTATACTCATATCACTTCCGGCACTAATAGTATTGGGGCTATTTCTTACCGGATTTGTAATTTCATTTATTAGACCAACCCTATCTATCAAAGTCCACATAGTACCTGTTCTTTCTGATTTTGGACCCCACCACTTACCCGCCGTTAATCCGTACTCGTTAGTACCGTTATCGGGTGTGAATGTTCCGTCTTTTTGTAAGGAAGCATGGTCTATGTGATAGCCGTATAAATCAGTCGCACTCCAATTACCACCGGACGGTTTAGTTTCAAAGTTAAATGTTCCACCTTCGTAACCATCCACATAGACCTTGTATCGTTGGTTGGTGAAGTCCATCACAACATCAACATCGAGCCACTGTTGCCACTCATTAGAATAATTAGGTGTGGTAACTGTACTTGTGGAATCTAAATCAATGAAGGATTGTTTATGTACTGTTGATATATTAGAATCAAGAGCACTTACTCTTACTTGGTTAATATCTTTCATTATTTTTTGACTTTCGCTTGTTGGGTGAGGTTGTAATTCAAACTGTATTGCTGATATGCAATGCGAAGGATTATGGTCTGTATTAGCAGGGGTATATCTATTCCCCCTTGAAGTCATATCTAAACGGGATGAATCAAACCCGACTCGTATGATGTAGTGGCTTATTCTATCACTATCGGGTAATCCGTTGTCTTTGATATTCAAAGGACAGAATCTAAAGTGGAATGTATCACCATTTCCTACGCAATTCAAATCACCATCAAAAGTCATTACAGGCTCAAACCACTTTCTAATATCAACATTACCTTCTGACGCACCACCGCCTATGTATTCTCCATTAGTGGATTTGAACTTACTAACATCTAGTAATTCGTTTCTGCTAAGACTGTATAGTTTAGTAATTTTATTATTAGTAAGGTCTATTGCCTGTATAACACCGAACTCATCATGCTTTCCTATCTGCACTATATCTCCTATACGGAAGTGTTCTAGTTCTCTTTTGTTGCCTGTGTAACGCCAATTACCATCTGCTCCGACAGGGTCGACATCACCATTTATTCTATGTGTTGCGGGCATAGTATGTCTGATAGCGAGGAATGGTGTTCGGGATGGGGATTTAATTTCAGCACCTAATATATGAGCGTCTTGTTGGTTAGCATCCCAATCTGATATTGTTAGTATGTTACTAGGGGTAGTGTCTATTGTGAAAGAACCTGTTGTGACCGCACTAGCAGTATGAAAAATAGTTGCATCTTCGCCACTATCATTAAACAATGCAGAGTAATCGTAATAAGAAGAAACAGTTGTACCTGCTATATTTGTGTTATAAGTCTGACTGTTAGCAGAGGAAATACCTGCGGATTGGTGAAATCTATAACCTGCCGTCATTCCTTCTCTCATAAAAGATGGGTCAGTATCACCATTGTTAATGAAATATTTTCCACCGGACATAAAGGATGTACTCATTAAGATATAATTATCCAGTTCTCCTTTCCCACCTAATTTATATCTATTACTGTGAGTATGCGAATCAAGAAACTCGTTGTTAATCTTTGCTGAATATGCTCTTCCTTTGTCTAGCCTAGTAACATCCACTGTTAGCCATTCGGCCATAGATAGATTGTGTAATTCTTTAATGTCATTAGTGACCTTACCCCCACCATATACGGTAGCACCACTAAATGTTGATGTTCTATCTGCGTAAGACCATCTGTAATGAGGATTTAAGCGTGCTTCTGCATTAAGGGGATTCCCATAGTGAGTATTTGTAGTGGAAAGGCTATTATCCTGTGCTTCCGGCAAAGAATAAGAACCAGAGAAATCTTCCCAATAACCCGCTAACCAAAACTGATAATCTTCATCAAAGGGTTGACCAGAAGTATATTTTCTGGTCTGAGTACCATTTAGCATTGCATATCTTGTCAATCAAATCCCTCTAATACCCCGACATTGTTTGTAATGCCCCACTATCCTTTAACCTTTCTTCTATTGCCTCGGTTACTAATTGAGCCGCTCCTTCGTATGTTACACCGCTAAAGTTATTTGTTACATATATCTCTGGGGAAAAGTATAGGTTTTCAACACCATTTTGTTTTAAGTCATTGAATAAAGCATTGTTCATGGCTGATTTCCTTCCACCAAAGAATATTTCTAATCTTTTATTGTCAAAAGAGGACATAGCATCTTCGGAATCTTGTAATGCACTATTGAAATCTGATAAATTATCTATTTGATTTTCCGTACTATTAGAAAAAGCATCATATTCTGCTCGCATTGCCTCGTAGGCTGATTGGTTAGCGTCTATTTCTTTTTGAAGTTGGTCTAACTCGTTATTTAGTTCGCTAGTTCCGAAAATATCATACTTGTCGGCGGCGTACATGGCGGCGGCTCCGGCGATAAGTGCAGTTAGTATTGTTAAACCACCTGTTGCGAATGCAGTCGCCGTACTTAACTTCATCATAGCAACTGTTTGAGCAAAAGTCATTGCTATCATTGGAACGAAAGCGGCGGTCATAAGAATCATTTGTGCTTCTGCTCTATCTGTTTCATCACCCATGAACCCTACCGCTAGTGAAGATAGCATCATAGCATTAGTTAATAGCATAGAACCACGCATAAGCATGGTTGTTACACCTACCTTTTGTCCTAATATTGCGGTATGTATCTTATCTGCTTGGGCTTGTGTCAAAGTACCTTGTGTAACTAATCTATCAACGTCTGTTCTAAGTTTTGATAGATTTATATTAGCCAATTTCATCATAGCATCATCTTGGTCTGTTTGAAGAACCAGAGATTTAAGCAATAAGTTATTGTAAAGTTTCTTTTCTTCTTCTGTCAAGGATTTGTTATAAACATCGACTGATTGAGCACTAAGAAGTTTAGCAGTAAACTCACTTTCTATTAAGTCTATTTTATTTTGTATGAAAAGACCTTCGTTTGCAAGAGCACTCATTTCATTCTTTAAGTCAGTTTGTCTTTGTATAGAACCTGCGTGTTCTATGTCATCAACCATAGCCACACTAGATGCGTAAATCATTTCAGTCGTGAGTAAATCTTGTTTAATTCCCATCTCATTTGCTATTTGAGTTAGTCTTTCTTGATGACCCTTTTTTTCAGTCATTTGTTTTGATAACTCTACCTGAAGTCCCATAAAGGTCATTTCAGTCATTCCCATCTGTGCTTGGGAGTGGAATGTCATTATCTGAGTATTTTCACCCAATAATTTTTGTTGTTTAATTAATAAGTTAATTTGTTGTATCTTTAGATTTACATTGTGAGCATTAACTAAGGCTTGATTTCCTAATAGTTTGAGGCTTATTTCATCACTATAAACCCCATTTGCTCTTAGTATATTCAATACCTTTTCCGCTTCTGCTATATTGACAGTCGTTGTTGCTTCTAGTCCTTTTAATGTGGTTAGTGCTTTTTGTGCGTGGGTTTGTGCAATTGTCTGTGCTAAAAGAGTTTTTTGTGCAACACCTAGAACAGTTATTGCTAACGCAAACTGCATAAGAGGTTTCATTACTTCATAGACTGCACTTCCCATCAAAAGCCATTGTGAAATCATTTTACCGGGTCCAGTACCCATAAGAGTATTTTGAGCATCTGCTTGCATATACTGAACCTTAATAAGTTGAAGATTCGTGGGGATTAATTTCTTTGCTATTTCATATTCAATAGCCGCTATATGCTTTTCGTATTGCTGAATCTGATACATATTGTTTTCTTGGAAAGTACCAAACTCTTCTAGAGCACTGTTTGCAGAGTTTTGGGAACTTGTTTGAATCTGAACTGCACGGTCATATCCTTCCATCAATTTGATGAATCTAACATAGTGGTGAGCACCCGCAACACCAATAGCAATGTTAGTTTGTTGGGAAGAGGATAATCCATCCCATTGTGGTTTTAGTTGCTCCATTACTTGCATTAGAGTAAACATATTCCCTGTTTCGTCTTTTACCTGTACGTTGTATTCTGCTAAAAGAGCATTGTTACCTGACCTATCAGATGCTAACCTAGCAAGCATTTGTTTGATAGAACGTCCCGCCTTTGATGATTGCTCACCTTGTTCGATAAGTACCGCACCTAAAGCAATCTGCTCATCTAATGATGTATTTACTAGGCTCGCCGCCGAAGCGTATTGGTTAAGAGCCTGTATCATATTTTGTATAGTTGCACCGCTAGTATTTTCCACTTCGTTAAGTCTATCAACTAAGCGGATAGTATTTTCTAATACAACTATTCTTTGCTCTTCTGCACTAAGATTATCTTTTTGTATGTTACCATACATAAACCCTGTTTGCATTTGTAACTGCATGAGGGCTTGCATTGCTGATTCGGTTTCCATCATACCTACCGCACCTAGCAACATAGAACCTGTTGTAACACCCATCTGAGCATCATCACCACCAATCTGCATTTCTAACTGCTTCATGGTAGCGGCCGCTTCTAGAGATTCTGCGGCTGACTGATTAAACGCGGCTCCAATGCTTATGATTTGTGATTCTAGGTCTTCTGCTAAGTCTATGTTATCATCAAAGAACTTCTCAAAATGTATTCTTGCTTCTTCAATAGGCTCTGCTAAATCCATTAGGGCATCGTTCCATTGCTGAATACCCATGAATACTTCCTCGAAAGCAATCATCATACCTTCGATAGCGTCGGTGAATACGGCAGTCATTACTGCACCTAGAGCATTAGCATCATCTAGGATTTGTTCAGATTTAATAGACGCATAGACCGTGAAGAAGGTCCTTGCACCACCCATCTTTGCCATAATTAATCACCCCCTTCTTTCTTCATACGAGCCGCTCTACGCTGATTCCTACGAGCCACTGCTCCTTTAGCGTCTTTGGCTAAGTTTTTGTTTGATTTATCAGATTTACTGTAAGCCTCGCTTAATTGGTCATTTATTTCAGATGCTACACAAGCGTCTATTTCCATACGGGCTAAACCAACTTCGGGGTCACCCCACCTTTCAGCAAAAGTTGATGGTGAAATACCCTTAAATGTAGAGCAAACTGCGGGTAATAGAAAACTCATCTGACCAAAGGGACTGCTCCTTCATCCTCCTCACCTCTAATAAAAGCAAGCAGGGGTACTATTTCTTCTGAAAGAAGTTCCGAAGCATCACATTGAGTACCATCTTCAAACTTTCCAACACATAGGGGAACAAGTGTTCTAATCTGAGAATCTAATCCTGCTCCGTACTCTTCCACCATATCGAAGAACTCGTCTTGTTGCTCATCGGTCCAATCAGCAGGGCTATTGCCAAAATGTCGGCATTTACGAAGAGCTTTTGCGTGTGCCGTTTCTAGTGGTAATTTTTCAAGACCGGATGCTTGACGTACCCAGACCTTTTTTCCGTTATTTAATTCAAACAATTTACTTTTTATCGGCATCTTTCTTCACACTCTTCTTTGCTTTACTTTTCTTTTTAGGCTTGGCTTCTGCTTTCGCCTTCTCTTCAACCTCTTTCTTCAAGGCCTCTAACTCTTCCGCTTGTTCTTTGTCCATCTCAGCAATAAGTTTATTGTATCTTGCTGGTCGACCACCGGATAATTTGTATAGACGCTTTTTCTCGTCCATCTCGAACTTTCTTGAACCCCCTCTAATAGAAGGGTCGTATTTATTATGCTTATTATTCTTTACCATACTTAACCACCTCATGCAAGCGGGGCGGTTGATTTAGTACTCTTCCAAACTGCTTTAGACATTGCTCCGACCCCTTCGTCAAATAATGCAGTAAAGGAAACTGTCATAGTTTGTCTATCCCTACCGCTTATTGTTGAATCCGGTGCATCGTACTGAACCTTGTATAAGTCAATTTGAAGATTTTCGTTTGTTGCACCTTCAAAGTAAAGACTTATCGCAGGGTCACTTGTTGTACCATTAACTAGAAGTCCGCCCGCTAGTTGTTTATAGAATGGTTCGTTAGTTACATCATTTAGACCAGTATCACTGCTCACGTTATCGTGAATAACTCTGTTAAAAGTAATAGAACCTGTGATTTCCCTCATACCACAAACAGGAATCTTAGTGTAAGTATTATTACCTAGTGCAGTAGCAGAATCAACATCTCTGTTTAGATTGATAGTCAATTCAACAGACTGAACAAGTTTTGACCTTTCACCACTAACTGATGCAAGACCTTGGAAAGCAACGTGTGCTCCTTCAAAGTGGAAAGCATCATTAGCATGGAAATCATTGTTTCCGGGAGCAGAATCTGCGTGTTCTGCGGAATTATTTTCACCGCAACCTATGAACTCTGCTGAACACATTACATACTCGTTCATGTTAGCACCAATAGTCAAACTGTTTAGAAGTTGACCGGGGAATCTGTGTGACCTTCCTTCACGCCCAATAACGCAAGTTAGTGAGTTCCATCCTGTGTATGCTCCGCTTGCTAGGGTAGCCGCAGAATCAACTGTACTTTGTTCCTCTAGTGTGTGGACGTAAGCACTTCCGCTTCCTGTGGTTGTTGATTTACCAAAAGCGTTAGCCAATATTTTTCCTGTGAACTCGTCTCCAAGCATAGCAAATGAAATTGAACCTGCTACCGTTTCCATTCCTATCGCAGTTGCTCTAGGTCCGTATCTTGACACATCACTTCTTGTCATTATCTCAAAATTGGGTACAAAAGATTCGTCATCAATTTCCCCATATTTTAGTCCACTTACTATTGGTGTTCCGTATGCGTTTGCGGGTTCTGTGTTAATTGCGAAAAATCTATCAGCCATATTTGCCATATTATTACCTCGGCAGTAGTCTTACCACGAGCCATGCCCTATTTAGTATCACCGTATCGTCATCCTTTCTCGTCGCATATATGTTACATTTAGCATATGTATGCAAACCATTTCATCATTATCGACCTTAGTATCTAATTGTACTTGATAACCTGTTAGGCTATCTTTAGAACCATTTAGCCCTGTGGTTGTATAGAGTTCATCGAAAACATCACCTAGTATTCTTAGGCCAAGACGATAGGATTCTTGATAGTCTGTTCCTTTGGTTGTTACCATTATTTGAGCATCGTTTTCTGTTTGTATGCTAGTACCGCCTAAAGTCTCAAAGCCATCAGAAGCAGTTCCTTGTACTATAATATGAATGGTAGGTGGGGATAGACGCATTATCATACCGGAAGAAAGGTCATAACCATATAGTATGCTAGAATCGGGGATTTCTTTAATGTATGCTCTTTTACTATTTCTTAGTGTATCTCGTATAGCAAGACCTAATCTGTTAAGTGTTGATTGATAGAAAGCAGACATACTTAATTCATCGGGACTAAATGCTCCGTGATGTGTTGCATATACTGAACCCCATTTTGTTTCACCGTCATTACTTCCCCATGTTATTGTCCTTCCGGTAGTATCAGAAGTCCCTGTTACTTCTAGTGACCTTTGTGTTCCGAAATCATCTTCCATAATCTCATGAACATACATCTTAGCATTACCTGTTGCGTCTAATGTGAGCCTAATTGTTGTGATATATGGTTCTATTTCTGCTTTAGTTAAATCTAAATCTGTGAAAGTCTTAGTAGTCGTACCAACGATTTTAAGCCCAGTAGCAGTACCATTGGACTGCACTTCAACCTTATGTGAATCACTTCTGAGTCGAAGAAGAGTAGTACCGTCTGCGGGTATGTCTGATGCGTTAGGATAGAACATTGTAACCAATATAGTTAAATCGTCTGATGTTGATGGTGTAACTGAGTAATAAGCACTAGATGTTATCTTCCAATAATGACCTTCTGCTGAACCCGAACCACTTACTGACCATGCTTCATTATGATTAGTGTTACTAGGGGATAAAGGATTTTCACCATTGATTCTGCTAGTCCAAAATTGTTCTGTTGTTGCTATCGCCATTCTAATAACCTCCTCTTGTTGGACCAATTCGTGTACTTACTGTCGCTCCGGGAGAAAGATTCTGCTCTAGTACCCTATCCATGTGATTAATAAACTTATCTACTACCTTATTACGAGCCCTAGCCATATATCCTAATCTTGGATAACCTTTGTGAGTAAAAGTTTGTTTCCCTTCAATACCTGTACCGCTTATCGTAAATGGACCTCGGCCTTGTTCATAATATTGTGCTATCTTACCTTCATAGGTTCTACCGCTTCTTGCTCTTGAACCACGAACACCTGCACTATCAAATCTTTCAGGTCTTTCTTGGTCTTGGCTCCACATAGATACTGCAACTTGTCCTTTTTCTTCTGCTTTAGTTTCTCTTACAGTTAGTGATTTTGCTATCTTTTGCATTGCTGATTCAGACTCATCCCAAAAACCACTCTTCCTTTCCCAAACAACCCTTCCTTCTGGTCCATTATCTCTATTCTTAAGGTATCTTTTAGTGTCTGACATAACTTGACGCATCCATTGTTGAAGATGCTTATTGATTACTTGCGGTCCCATATCCTTTATTTGTCTAGCGTACTTTTTCGTTTCTTTAGTGTTGGCGTGCATTTTGAAATGCAAACCACTTTTGCTAGATACTGATTTAACATAACCAGAGGATGTTTTCATTCCGTATTGGGACATTAAATAACACCACCGAGGTGTGCAAGTCTAGTTAATGACTGTTTCGTTCTTTCACGAAGAACAGAAGCCCTCATACCTTCACCATCGGTTCTTTGAAATGTTGATTCATCTTCAAGATAAAGCGAGGCCGCTAAATCAGCACATATTTCTCTTAATACGTGAGCCATTTCACCTTCTTGTACCGTAACACCCGATGCGTGGTCAAGTGTAATACCGGTCACACCTGTTAATTGATTAGAGGATTTACCAGTCCATTGAAATGAATCACCATCAATATTTCCTTTGCCCGAATTAGAAAAAGAGGTTCCGCTTGCCAAATCTACCGTTGTACTTTCGGGGGTATGTGCTCCACTAAGCGTTGATTCGCCTATTTCCTGTGAAGGTGTTGCCCTGCCGTAATACTTGAACTCTTGGTCTATTTCTATTGATGCCCTTCTGATATGGCTTAGTATTTTTGTATTAGCCTGTACCCTTTGAGCACTATTTAGACCAAGACGGAGGCCAACATCAGCAACCGAACAATACATTTATCTCACTCTTGTGCATCCTTTAATCTTTGAATTAGGTCTGCTTTCTTTCCTTGTACTGAAAGACCTGCTGACTTCAATTTTTCTTTTAGTTCTACAACACTATGAGATTCAAGAGTCTTTTCAATCTTTTGTACTTCTGCCTCTGCATCCTTAACTGCTTCTTTAACATCACTAACGGAATCTAACAACTCGTCTAGAGTTATTTTTCCATCAGCACTAATGGATAGGTACTTCTTATACAAAAGTGACCCTATACCTGCTAGGGCAACAATCGCTAAAAGTATAATTTCTATATCATCAATTAATGAAGAACTCTCTAACGGTATGCAATCTATTGTTTCGTTTAGTGCATTAAGGCACTGCTCTGCTGTCGTATTATTACTCATCTTATTCACCTATATTCTATTTGTTTGACCGCACTAAATGGGATAAATGATAATGGCCTAGTGTCACCTCTTTCTTTGAACACTTTATAACCATGTGCAGTTTCTTCAATATGCACATTAGTGTAGCATTTTTCCGGCGGGCAATAAACAATCTTGCCGAACCTAGTCTCACTCATCTTTTCCCTCCTTCTTTGGTTGTTTTGTGCTCACTACCGATGAAGGCATTAGTGGGGAAATTGTTTCTGTTCCTGTTACTGAAAATCTATCCATTTGTAACTCGTGTGCTTTCTTTTGTGCAACTAGTTCCATATTATGTGCGTTGATAGAAGGGATTAATTGAATCTCTGCGGTTTGTTGTTGTTTCCACATATCTAGAGCATCTTTAATAATCAATAAAGCAGGACCGCCTATGATTGCTATTAGTGTAGTATAACCATCGAGGTTATCCAAAACTGCTTGATTGTGCATACCCGCCCAAATAATATAACAGGCGAAAAGAACCCATGAAAGGACTATTGGTGCTCCGATTATTATTATGAATCTGTCATTAAACTTTGTACTCATACCTCTTCCTCATACTATACTGTTAGTGCAAGTGGTCCTTTTCTCTTATGAAGGTAGCCCTTAAAACATACTATTTTATTCCAATACACCACTTTCCAATAATTGGTCTATTATTCTTTTGAATGTGGAATAATCACTAAACGTACATATTTCCTCAACGTGTGTATCGCCTACCGAATAATTTTGATAAGCCTCTGGAGAAACATAAACTTTATAGTTTGTTGTGTCCCCTCCTATTCTATCATTTACTACGACTAGTATTGTGATAGGGGGTTCTTTTCCTACAATTTCTCCATCAACTTGACTGCAAGTAATAGTACCTTGCTCATAATAATCACTTGTACTAGGCATACCACCTGTTGATGCCAAAGCGGCTCCAAATAAAAGTACGGCTATGAAAAATACTCCTGCGTTTTCCATCACATCAACCCATCTATGCCGTATATTGAGGCAATAGTTGCGAGTCCAATTTTCATAAACTTGAATCCTTCGGTTAATATTTGATTAGTAACTGCTTGTGTCTCATAAAGAGCCGCCTGTTGAACATGAAGTGATGCTAGACCATCACCCATCTTCTCAATCAATTCATCATGCTTTTCAACACGTTTTTCTAAGTTTTCAAGCCGTAAATCTTGTACTGCTGGACCTGACGCTCGGCTCATTAGTGAACAAGAAGTCCAATCCCTGTATGAACCTTATGTGTAGCGGGGTCCACGATACCAACCAACTAGGCTAGTCCTAGAACCATCTAGTATTGATTCAACACAATGCTCTTGATAAGAAAGAAATGCTATGATTGTACCTTTTTTCTTTACTGCTACCGGATTGGGATTTTCTATGTGCTTGAATCTAAAATCCCCACCTTCATATTCTGATGGGTCTGTTAGTTGTAAGACTAATGATATTTTTCTATGTGTTCCTGTTTGGTTTGAAAAATCGACATCGTGATGCCAACCGTACTTGTAACCTATATCTTTGTACTCGGTAAATTGTAATTCTGGAAGATAGGATAATTCCATACCAAAAACTACATTCGCTACCATTGCGTATTTTTCAAAAATCTCATTTATCCAATCGTGTTCATCATCTTTTGGGACCCATCTAATCTGTGTCTTTCTGTTAGGGTCTTCGTATAGTGGGTCTTCACCTGCCCTAAATGTTGTTGCATTTTTACTAGGTAATTTTTCACACCATTCTACTATCTTATCACATAATTCACTAGGAAGTGCTTCTTCCCATAATAACCAGTCGGGGAATTGTTGCATACCTATCGCACCTAGCCATTACTTTTAAGGCTTTCTAACTAACACCCCAAAACCCTATGTTTGTAGTGTAAGGTGAGTATTTATCACTTACTAATGTCTGATATTCATTAATTGTAATTGGGTTATCAGATAACCATGTATCAGCCCATACAGTATCAAAAGAACTACCTTCGGGGGGATTCCATGTTTCAAAGTCTGCAACTATAAGATTAAACGTGTCGTCCTTTGCACAATGCTCCCATACTAAATCGACCACATCTTGTTCTAATTCAATAATAGTAACGGCAGTTACATTTGGATTATCAACAAGTGCTTGGTTTATCATTCCTATACCAAGACCGCCCACTAAAACGTGTCCTGTTGCATTATCCCATAACCATTGATGTTCATTGTATTCTGCTTCTGAATCTTGCATTATAGGCATATCGCAACCTTTTTTCAATAAGACTTTGTGAGAAGAATGTGATTCCCTTTTCATTTGTAAATAGACCTGCCACATATTATCTGTGGTTTCGGTAGTATATTCAGCAATTTCATAAATGCCCGATACTCCATTTGGAATATTAACTTGTATTCTGCTCATATTATGTCCACTCGTGAGTCCAATAAACGTAATCTGATTCAAATGTCTGGTCTGGATTTGGTGCAGTCCAAGTTTTAACTACCCTTATCTTGCAGGTAAATGTATCTCCAACAGAAGGTAAAATCACTCCTCCTCTGCCTCCTCCCCACACTTGCATAAAGGCTTCTCCAGTATGAATACCATTTCTATTTGAATTAGGAGTATAGCCGGAATTAGTCGCCGCTATGATAGTACCATCTTGAAACCAAGGGTCAGCAAGGTTTCCAGAGCCATATACCCCATTTCCATTACTCATAGACTGTGAATGAACTGACCTTTCCCATTTATAACTTGTGTTTGTTGTGGTTGTGCTTAAGTCTCTTGCGGCCGCTAAAATGTAAAATACTATTGCCCCTGTTGTACGACCACTCATCCATGAAGTAATGTCAGATACACTACAAGTAGTCCAAACTGTTCCCCCATTTTGAGGCCCTCTGCCCACGCCCCATAGAAGATTATCTTCGTCACCATCCAAGTCGTTAAGAGCCTTATAACCACCTCTATAATGACCCGAGCCACCATAAAAACCATCTGTAACCCCCAATGCGAAACCAGACTGAGGGATTAGTGGGCTTGAACCAGATTGACAAGCATATACTTGAAATCCATTAATAGCACCATTGGCTACATCTTTATGAGATTTATCCCATTCAGAAACTAATGCTGAACCTGCCGTACCGTGTAGTGGAGTAACTGTCGTACCGATAAACAACAATTTATTTCCCGAATGCGATTGTCCTCCAGTACCCGCACCATAAGGACCTGCACCTCCAGCACCATTATCCGGCCAATCCGAAGGCTCTAATAGAGTTTCATATCCTCCAGCCTCAACACAACCAAGTAGTGCCGTTACCATTCTATCAACCACCTAGATGAATCCATGTACTAGCACTACCATTATTAGCAATACAGATAAATGTCCTTGCCCCACTAGGAGCAATACTATGGGCTTGTCTCCAATTTGTTGAAATGCTACCACCATTAAGGGCAACAGTCTTATTAAAATTGGTATTGTTTAATACAGTAAATGATACTCCGACAGCACAATTTGACGGTAGAGTAAGATTGTTACCAGTCCAATTTATTACATAACCATCTTGCGTACTTGCGTTTAATGTGGTATTGCTTGCTACGCCTAGAACAGTCATTCCACCCGACCCAGATGGACCAGTAGGTCCTGTTGGACCGGTCGGTCCTGTGGGACCTGTTGGTCCTGCTGAACCATTTGACCCATCAGAGCCATCGCTACCGGCAGGTCCAGTAGGACCCGTAGGACCAGTCGGACCCGTAGGTCCCGTAGGTCCTGCTGAACCGTCTGAACCATCATCACCGTCTGCTCCCGCAGGACCGGTTGGTCCGGCTGGACCTGTAGAACCTGTGGGTCCAGTTGGTCCTGTAGGACCTGTTGCACCCGCCGGAATACTAAACGCAAAGACTTTAGCAGTTGCAGGTCCACTTGCACTCACACCAATAGGTCCTGTGCTTGCGGTCGGTGTTCCAAAACCAGCCGCCGTTCCGGTGGGTCCAGTTGGACCCGTAGGTCCTGTTCCTCCGTCCGAACCATCGTCTCCATCTGCTCCTGCCGGTCCCGTTGGACCAGTAGGTCCTGTTGGTCCAGTTGCTCCATTTGACCCATCACTACCTGCTGGTCCCGAAGGTCCTGTCGGACCAGTAGGTCCCGTTGGACCCGTACTTCCAGTAGGTCCTGATGGTCCGGTTGAACCTGTTATGTCTGCAATTTCAGACCATGAGCCCGATGCTTTCTTGTAAATCTTATCGTTGCTTGTATTGAAATGAAAGTCTCCGTTTGAACCCCCGCTTGGTGTTGTATTGCTTGAAGTCCATGTGGCTCCATTAGTACCTGCACTTCCCGTACTTCCTGTCGGACCATTTGGTCCAGTTGGTCCAGTAGGTCCGGTGGGACCACTAGGTCCTGTGCTTCCATCATTACCGTCATCTCCGTCTGCCCCTGCTGGACCCGTAGGACCCGCTGCTCCCGTTGGTCCTGTGGGACCGGCCGCTCCTGTGGGTCCTGTTGGACCAGTAGCACCATCTGACCCTGCACTTCCTTGTGGTCCTGCTGGACCTTGTGGACCCGTTGGACCTGGAGGCCCTGCTGAGCCATCACTCCCGTCTGAACCCGAAGGTCCAGTTGGTCCGGTTGGACCGGCCGGTCCAGTAGGTCCTGTACTTCCTGTGTCTCCTTTATCACCTGTTCGGGCAAAGGTTACGCTTACATCTTCTCCATTTGAAAATGGTGCTGATGCAGAAGAATCTACTGTGCTTACTGTAATATCGAAATAACCACTTTCTTCTGTTAGTGAGGATATAGTATGTAATGTAAATTGAGATGAATCGGTTAAGTTAGAAATCTTCACATGGCCTTTAATAGTCGAAGTGGAATCATCTATTGTACGAAGGAATGATTGAATGTCTGTTCCATCAAGGTCGCTATCATCAATATAGATTCCAGTTGCTCCGCTTTGTGTTGCGTTATCTAATCTAATCTTTCCTGCTCCGGGGTCAGATTTTGAAGTGGTTGTGGAAAAATCATACTTAAAAGTTGCTCCACCAAAAGAACCTTGAGCTCCTGTTGGTCCTGTGGGACCTGTTGGTCCTGTATTTCCTTGACTTCCCGAAGGTCCGCTAGGTCCTGTGGGTCCTGTTGGACCAGTAGGACCTGTACTTCCGTCGCTTCCATCCGAGCCAGCGGCTCCTGTTGGACCTGGAGGCCCTGCACCCCCACTTGGTCCCGAAGGACCTGTTGGACCGGTAGGTCCTGTGGGTCCGGCACTTCCATCAGAACCGTCTGAACCTGCGGGTCCACCCGGTCCAGTTGGACCTGTTGCTCCAGTTGGACCTGCTGGTCCAGTAGGACCAGTTGCTCCTGTACTTCCTGTAATATCTGCTATTTCGCCCCAAGAACCGGAAGTCTTTTTGTATATTTTATCATTAGATGTGTTAAAGTGGAAATCACCATTAGAGCCACCCGAAGGTGTGGTGTTTGAAGAAGTCCATGTTGCTCCATCACTTCCACTTGGTCCTGTTGGACCGGAAGGTCCCGTACTTCCCTGTGGTCCCGTTGGACCAGAACCTCCTGTTGGACCTGTTGGTCCAGTTGCTCCTTGAGGACCTGTCGGACCTGCTGGACCGGCCGCTCCTGCATCACCATCTGCTCCTGCTGGACCAGTAGAACCTGAGGGTCCGGTTGGTCCTGCTGAACCTGCGGGTCCTGTTGGACCTGTCGCTCCATCGTTACCATCTGAACCATCTGAACCACTTGGTCCTGTGGGACCTGGAGGACCTGCTGAGCCTGTACTGCCTGTGGGTCCGGATGGTCCTGCCGGACCAGTTGGACCACTTGGTCCTGCCGGACCTGTGGCTCCGGTATCACCCTTATCTCCAGTTCTTGCGAATGTAATATAAACATCGTCATCATTTGCGAATGGGCTTGATGCAGATGAAGCAACATTGGCTACTGTAACTTTGAAGTAACCTGTTGCATCAACTAGGGAAGCGATAGTAAATAATAAGAAATCAGATTGGTCGGACTTCTTACTAATCTTAATATGCCCTTTGATTGTTGAAGTTGAATCATCAATAGTTTGAAGGAAAGAGGATATATCGTCATTGTTTTTATCGTCATCGTCTATGTAGAGAATAGTAGCAGATGTTTGGGTGCTAAAGTTATTGAATCTGAAATATCCACTACCGGGAGCAGAATCAGTTGTGTGGCTAGATGTATCATAGTGGAATGTTGCCCCACTAAAAGCACCATCTGGTCCCGTTGGACCCGTTGGACCCGTAGGTCCTGTTGGACCAGTGCTTCCGGCAGGTCCACTTGGTCCGGTTGGTCCCGTACTTCCGGCGGCTCCATCGCTACCATCATTTCCCGCAGGTCCAGTTGGTCCAGCAGGACCAGTTGGTCCCGTTGCTCCTTGTGGACCTGTACTTCCGCTAGGTCCGGCTGGTCCCGAAGGTCCTGTACTTCCTTGTGGACCAGTTGCACCCGAAGGTCCTTGAGAACCCGTTGCACCTGTTGGACCACTAGGTCCAGTTGGACCCGCTGGTCCTGTATCACCTTTAGATGCTAAAACATCCCAATAAGATGTGTTAGTTGGTAATATCGAGCCGGATGAAGTGTGTGCTTGGTTACAGATATAAGATGTACCGGAATAGAAAACTCCATCATCAACAGAATATGTTGTTCCACTAGCCCACGCATCACGCCATGTTATTCCTTCTGCCCCTTGTGCTCCTGCTGGTCCAGTTGGACCTGTGCTTCCTGTTGGTCCCGCCGGACCGGTCGGACCTGTGGGTCCTGTTGAACCATCTGAGCCGTCGCTTCCGTCTGAACCTGCCGGACCTGCTGGTCCCGTAGGTCCGCTTGGACCTGTCGGACCCGTTGGTCCTGTGGCTCCGTTTGAACCATTAGAACCTGCTGGTCCAGTTGCTCCCTGTGGACCAGTTGGTCCTGTTGCACCAGTAGCACCTGCTTGTACTAAAACATTCCAATATGCTCCTGTTGTTGGAAGAATAGACCCAGATGAAGTATGTGCTTGTATGCAAATGTAAGATTGTCCGTTACTTGTGTAATATACTGCGTCATCGACCGCATAAGCAGTTGAAGTAACCCAATTCCCATCCCAATTTATTCCATCCGGTCCTGTTGGACCTGTTGGACCCGATGGACCGTTTGGTCCTGTTGGACCAGTAGGTCCGGCTGGACCTTGTGTTCCTTGTGGTCCTGTTGCTCCCACAGGTCCTGTTGCACCAGTAGCACCAGTAGGTCCGACAGGACCTAACGCACCAGTAGAACCTGTTGGACCTGCATCACCTTGCGGTCCACTAGGACCACTAGGACCAGTTGGTCCGGTATTACCTGCTGGACCAGTAGGTCCACTTGGTCCCGCAGGACCCGTTGGTCCAGTTGAACCTATATCACCTGTTCTAGTGAATGTGACCGCAAGGTCTTCACCATCAGAAAATGGGGAATTAGCGGATGAATCAATAGCGGTTACTGTTATCTCGAAATAACCTATCTTTTCAGCAAGAGCCGTGATTTGCCATATAATAAAATCAGAGGAATCATCGTAATCACTTATTCTAACGTGTCCTTTTACTGTTGATGTGGAATCGTCAATAGTTCTCAAAAAAGATTGAATATCATTTGAATCCTTATCTGAATCGTCAATGTAAATACGGGATGCTCCATTTTGTGTTGAATCATTAAACTTTACCTTTCCTGCTCCGGGGTCGCTATCTGCAATACTTCCTGTTTCCATTTCATACTTGAAAGATGCTCCACCAAAAACACCTGCTGGACCTGTTGGACCCGTAGGACCAGATGCCCCAGTAGGACCCGCTGGTCCTGTGGCTCCGGTTGCACCTGCTGGTCCTGTAGGACCTGTGGGACCTGTTGCCCCATCATCTCCATCTGCTCCTGATGGTCCGGCTGGACCTGTTGGTCCAGAGGGTCCTGTATTTCCTGTTGGTCCCGAAGGACCCGGAGGACCTGCCGCTCCATCTGGTCCTGTTGCTCCGGCATTTCCGGTTGGACCCGCTGGACCTGTCGCCCCTTGTGGACCTGTTGGTCCTTGTGGTCCTGTTGCTCCATCTGAACCGGAAGGTCCTGCTGGACCGGATGGACCTGCTGCTCCTGCTGGACCAGTTGGACCAGTAGAACCGTCATTCCCATCTGAACCGGAAGGTCCCGAAGGTCCTGTCGGACCTGTTGCTCCTTGAGGACCTGTCGGACCTGATGGTCCAGTCGCACCGTCGCTTCCATCAGAACCCGCTGGTCCTGTGGGTCCTGCTGGACCTGTTGCTCCAGTTGGTCCATCTGCACCTGCTCTTGCTAATAATACAAGCCATGTGTTAGTATCTGTTTTAATTAGTTCTCCACCTTCATATTGTGCTACCGAATGTGAAGAAGGGTTTATTGTTACCCCTGTACCTGCACTAAATGTTAATGCACCTGCTCCTAGATTGATGAAAGGGATTCTTGTTAAGTCTGTTGGGAATGGAATAGATGAATTAGGGGGAATAGTAATTGCTACTGCTGAACCACTAGTAACATGAAGAATACGACCTTCATCAGTTCTTGTTAATGTTGTTGATGATGTTATGTTATTAAATGGCCTTGTATCAACTGCTCGCCCACCTGCGGTTGAACCATCACCAACGAATAGTGCTCCTGATGTGGTGTCTTTTATTAATTGTTCAGTTGCAGGGGTAACTGATAATCTATTACCTTGTGTATCGGAAATAAGGTTCTTATTGCTTGTGATACTCATTTACGCTTACCCCCGTAGTATTCTTGAGCAAGCCCCGACGCTATTAAATGTTCGCCTACGTTCTTTTTTTCGCCATTTTTCTCGATAAAGATTTCACCTAAGCATCGACCGAACTTACCAACACCATGCGATTTCATAATAACTTCGTCTGCTTCGTTTAGAAGTTTTGTTAAAACTGCTTTGGCCGCTAAACCTCGTTTCTTTTCTTCTAAGTCCCTAGTCCTTGTTTCGGGTGTGTTTATCCCGTACATTCTCACACGAATATTCCTATGTGTGAAAAAACCTAAATCAACACTAACGTCGATAGTGTCACCATCAATTATTCTTAATACTTTAACTCTATATTCCCACATCTAAACCACTATGCCTATAAACTTCATGACCTTAAGCATGATAGCGGGTGCGTCTAATTCCACTCCATCATCAGTCATCTTCTTACCTCTACTGCGTACCAATCAGTACCTCTAGTATATTTGCCACTTAAACCGAAAGTGGAATGAATATCGTAAATCCCATGTGTTATATTCCCTAATGTGATATTAACATAATCCCATGAAGAACCTTGTGTTTCATATGTAAGATAATCTTGTGAAGTAAAGTTACCTGTTGCATTCTCATACACAGTCCAATATACAGTAAGATTGAATACTTCATCTTCGCAAGATATATCCGCATCCCAACTAATAGTCAAGTTTGTTCCGTTATAATCTAAAATATATGCGTCATACATCATAGCCATACAGTCATGCTCTACTGTTTCGTTATCAGTATTATTAGCGGGTGGATTGACAATTACAGTAGTATTATTAGTAGGTTGAATTACATTAGGTTCATCCGGTTCATCCGAACCATCACGACAATTCTTGTAACCGTCATTTACTAAAGAGGCTTCTATAATCGAACCATCTCCACATTCAAAATCGTCGCCCATTTCCCAATCATCGTCAGTAACCCATTCGTCATCACCTTCACCATAAGGTGTAAGGTCAAGAACACCAACTGCTTCTAGACCGGGCATTACTAAGGCAATAATAGATGCTAATGTTATGATTAAAGAGCGTATCTCTTGAGCCCTTTCATTAACAGTATCAATAATGGAATCTGCTTCTTCTTGACTCAACACAATTCACCTCACACAACAAGCGACCCAAAAGTTATCACACTCTGAGTACCACTTACGACCAACGGACCCATATCAAGGCTTCCCTTACCTTCTGCTGAAAGCGTCCCTTGTGGTCCAGTAGGACCGGAAGGTCCGGCCGCTCCAGTCGCACCTGTGGGACCGGTAGGACCAGTTGCTCCTGTTGGTCCTGTGGGACCAGCAACACCTTGTATTCCTTGCGGACCTGCACTTCCAGTAGGTCCTAAATTACCTGTTGGACCAGAGGGTCCCGTTGGACCAGTAGGTCCAGTTCCTCCGGTTGCCCCAGTTGCTCCAGTTGCCCCTGCGGGTCCAGTGGCTCCAGAAGGACCAGAAGGTCCGCTAGAACCACTAGGTCCGGTATTACCTGTGGGTCCGCTAGGTCCGGTTGGACCATTAGCCCCCGTTGGACCGGCGGGTCCCGCAACTGTTGAATCTGCTCCGGCAGGACCGGTAGGACCAGATGGTCCCGAAGGTCCAGTAGGTCCCGAAGGTCCAGTAGGTCCTGTATTTCCAGTAGGACCAGCAGGTCCTGTTGGACCAGCATCTCCATCATCACCTTTCACTCCTGTTGCACCCGTTGGACCTGTCGCTCCTGTATTTCCGGCAGGTCCACTAGGACCTGTGGGTCCTGTAGGTCCGGTTGCCCCAGTAGGTCCGGAAGCACCATCTGAACCATCCGCTCCTGCTGGACCTGTCGCTCCTGTACTTCCTGTGGGACCAGCGGGTCCGGTGGGACCTGTGGGTCCGTCATCACCCTTAGCACCTGTGACTCCTGTTGGACCAGTTAATCCAGTAGGACCAGCGGGTCCACTAGGTCCGGCAGGTCCAGTTGCACCATCCGACCCATCGTTACCGTCTGCTCCAGCAGGTCCAGTCGCCCCAGTCGCTCCAGTCGCTCCAGTTGGACCCGCTGCTCCGGCTGGTCCCGAAGGTCCTGAGGGTCCCGCAATACCTTGTAATCCTTGTGCTCCAGTAGCACCTGTGGGTCCTGTATCTCCTTTATCACCATCTGCTCCAGTCGGACCTGTTGGACCCGTAGCACCTGTCGCACCCGCAGGACCAGTAGGACCAGTAGGTCCAGTCGAACCATCTGCTCCGTCATTACCACTAGGTCCCGTTGCCCCTGTGGCTCCGGTCGCACCAGTAACCCCTGTGGGTCCAGCAGGACCAGTAGGTCCAGTAGAGCCATCTGCTCCAGCGGCTCCTGTTGCTCCTTGAGGACCTGTTGGTCCAACTGCACCTGTTGTTCCGGTACTTCCTGTGGCTCCTGTGGGACCTGCGGGTCCAGTTGGTCCGTCAGGACCTTCGGGTCCGGTGGGACCAGTTGGTCCTGCACTTCCAGATGGACCTTGTGCTCCCGCCGAACCATCTTGACCGGCTGGTCCTGTAGGACCGGTGGGTCCAGCAGGTCCTGTTGAGCCAGTTGGACCGCCACTTGTTACTGTCGCCCATTCTAAGCCTGTTGCGGTTGAATTAACACGAAGGACTTGATTAGATGTACCTATTGTTGTTACACCTGTTCCACCTTGAAAAATAGGGGTTAGTTCCTGTTCTAAAGGTCCTGTCCCATCAACTGCTCGGTAAAGACCATCACTAACCTGTACGAAGTTACCTATACTTCCATTTACTTTAGGTAAAGAGGAAACTTCTATTTCTGCTTTACTATTTCCATAAAGCATACAACCCGCATCTATTTCTAATTTATGCACGCTTAGGCGGGAATCACCCACCAACTTAGCAAAAAGCCCTACGTTTGCTTTGTAGGTTGCAGGAGTAGGATTATAGATATGAAGCCCATACATCTTAGCAACAAACTGCCCCGAACTGCCTCCGTAAGCCCGACCAGAAGAATGATTATTGCTAGTTGGTACTGTTCTAAAACCACTTGCAGTTCCGGGTAGAGATAATGTAGCATATCCTAAGTTAAGTGTGTTTATAGAAACGGTAAAGGCATTAGCATCAACATTTGTTATTCTAATTTTGACTTCTCTATCTCTTCTTCCTGAGCCGGATGGGGATATACTAGAGAATGTTGACTGAACATCTAACTTTTCAATATCTATTGTTTCGTTATCTGAATAATATGGTTGCACATACTGAGGTCTAAATGTTCCTGTATGAAAAATCACAATAGGATGAACTCCCCTATCCATGTGGAATATTCCACCGGAAAACTTAAAAGTAAGGTTAGAAATATGTGAGCCGTATTCTAAGTTAGCCCCGTTCTTAACATATCTGCCGTCATAGGGGGGTGTTCCGCTAAAAGTTAAGGTTTTTCCGACCGGACACTTGACTATACCATCTGCTATAAATCCATTTAATGCAACATTCACATCAAACTTTAAGTACCCTTGAAATCTTCTTTCTGTATTATCTGATGTATCAACATCCATTTCTATTTTACTTACGCTCGCAATATCCCAATCACAATTCTCTTCTGAATAATAACCAAAATGTGCGGTATCAGATGCTCCGGGAGCGGCGAGGGCATTTGCACCTGTTGGAGAACCTGCGTGCCAATTAGATGCCGTAGAGGCATCGGTATCTGTATCTCCTATCCAATATAAATCAGCCATAAGTCATCAAACCGTATTGTCTCCGGACAATCGGCTCGTTGTGCTCTTTGTGCTAAACGCAGTACCACCTACTTCTCTAACTTGTGCATACAAGTCATCGGCTCTTTTACTCATTTCTTTCAACTGCTCACGGAATCTTTGTTCCGCGTACCGACCATCTTCTTCTGTATAGTATGAGGGGATTGTGTCAATTAAGACTAATAAACAATCTACCGCAACTCTTGTTTTGATTACTGCTTCTTTTAAGTCTGTTGAAACTGCGTTTTCTGCGGTAACTCCAAAAAGAGTACTGCTTCTAGCCGTCTTGTTTATTTCTAGTGTACGAATGCTAATATATTCGTTAATAGTACCTTCCAAAAGACCTCTAGGACGATTTAACAAGTCTCTGACGTTATCAGTTGTTACTGCCATACCACTCCTCCGGTACATCCATGACCCGCATGGTATTTGGGACTTGTGCTTCGTTAAGCCTCCCAACAACCGTAACAATGTGTGGTTTTGAATCAACTATTGCTCTAGCATAAGCACTAGATGGGACCCAAACGCTTTCGTTGTTTGGAAAGTCCCTTGCAGGACCTGTTCCTCTAGATGTTGGCTTAATAGACCTAAGCACATACCCTTTACCGCTTTCGCGGGTCGCTAGTATAGTTTCTAATTCAGTGACCGTTGCTTTGCTAGGGAAGTCGATGCCTTTGTCTTTTAATTTCTTAATCAGACTTGCTCGGTTGCTTTTCGCCATCTTTCTTCACCTTCTTTGCTTTAGCCTTTGGTTTCACTTCGGGTTCGGCAGGTGGAGCCGTTTCTGACTCCACCCACTGATTTCCGATGCGTATTCTCGCCAATCTAACCACCTTAAGCGATTAGGTCAGTCATCTTAACTATGCGGTTGTTAACACCGCTACCGGCCGCGTTTCCTGTGTCTTGGTGCTCGTGGATAACCATACCGAAGTATGATGTTAGCAACCAATCGTAACCTAGACCTGGAATCCTTGTTAATTCGGTTTCCATAAAGCCCGGTCCGTTGTACTGGAAGAACTCTGCGGTTGTTGCTCCGGGGACCAAAAGAAGTCCATCGTTCTGCAATGCACCGCTTGTACCTGCCGCACCTGCTCCGTTTCCGAAGTCACGGGTGTAGTAGACTGCAATGTTAGCAATGTCAGCCATGTGCTCTTGTAGTGATAGGATTACGTTACCAAACAGTTGTGTGTTTAGCATAGTGCTTCTGCACAGTGTTGGTAGAACCAAAGCAAGTCCTTCGTCACCACTAACTCTAGCGTTAGTGAAGATTAAGTCCATAGCGTCAAGCATATTCTGCTCTGGGTCTGCCGCATTTCCACCGTTCCACTTTGCAGTTCCTCCACCGATAGCAAGGGTTTGTCCTGCTCCAGCACGAAGGTTTGTTAGAATTAGGTTATCAATAACTGATGCCCTGTTAGTAATGATAGCAAGTTGTTGCCTGTCAAGGGTTTCCCAAGTCTCGCCACGTAGTCTTACTGAATCTAGGAAGGTTGTTCGACCTTGTCCTTTCTTCAATACAACACTGTAGGATTTGGTTAATTCTTTGGTTGCGTCAACGATTGCGTTATCATCTAGTGGGTAGGTGAATGTTCCTTCAACACCTGTGTACCACTTGAATGTTAGCCAAGGTACTGTTCGTACTCCAACTAATTTTGTACCTACCGAAATGGTTAGTGACTGCAATTGGATAAAGTCTCTTAGAGTCTGCTCCAATACAGAATCGCCCTTTCCAAAAGGACCATCTTTCGCTTCTACTTGCAATATTTCTTCTAGTGTTCTACCTGCCATACTTAATCACCATCCTGAGTTGTTAGTATTGATAGGCACTAACTCGCCCGCCACAACAACTTTTGCGTGGTCTCCAACGTACATCCCAACTGCGGTTGCACCTGAGGACTGTGTAGCGTCAACATGACCTGCGGCCGTGTCTGAAAGATAAACTGTTGCACCTAGATTGTAAGTACCTGCGTCTGCTCGCATCCATAGTACTCCACCGGAAGGACAGTATGTTACTGTACCTGCCGCAACTAATGCTCCATCCACATCTCGGGATGATTCATCAAGTGAAACTGCAAATGGTGTATCTGCATCAGCAGAAGTTGTTCCACCTGCAACTGTAAGAGCTCCGCTTGCTACCTTTAGTATGTAACCGCTTGATGCTACTGTCTGTCCGCTCGCTAGTGTTCCTGTTCTTGTATTACTGTTACCAATGCTACTCATATTATCTTTCCTCCGTGAAGTTTAGAATGTCTTTTTGTCCTTGTGATAGGTCTTCGTATCGTGTTGCCCTATCATCAGCGGCTCCAAGACCTCTGTTGTATGCACTAACCCATGAATTGAATGCTCTAGCGTAAATGCTTTCAGCAGTCTTTAGGTGTGTACCGTTGAAGTAGTTAGCCACGAATACGCCGTCATCAGATGCGATAGGGGCTGATGCCTCTACCATTTTTTCTGTTGCCGCCTCAACTGGCTTCATTTCAACAACCTCGGGTTCGGGGTTAGAAGCCTTCCATGAAGCAATAAGGTTAGTTATTACATCAGCAGACAAAGTTTCGTGTCCCTTTAGTCCGAGGGCAGTCGCGTCCGCAACCAAAGATTCGCGTACTGCTTCCGCTTTTTCCGCTTCTCTGGCCTCGAACTGCTCAATGGTTGCTTTGCTAAGAATTAACTCTGCTTTCAACGCATCGAGCTCATCGTTATTTATTTCAGATACTATTGTCTCGTCTGTCATGTTCAATGCCTCGTTGGCTTGCACTTGAGCCGAACCATACTTAAAGTTAGCGACAGTTGCAGTTGGTTTTGCCCGCTCTTTAACAGAAACAACCCTCGCCTCGTCGATAGAGGCATCGGGATAAGCAGGGTGATGAACGATAGCCAAATGGTCTAAAGTAAAGTCACTAGCGAAGAAAGCATATCCTGTTTTCTCCTCATACTTAGTAGGTACTCCGTACCCACCGATAGATACTCCGTACTCTGGTCTTAGCCATAGGCCGGATTCAAGTGCTTCAAAGAGTTCTTTTCTATGGACTTCTGCTTCATAGGTTACTTTCCAGTACTCTTCTTCTTCTGTTAATTCCGCTCCTGTAACAACACCAACAACGGCTTCATCTACGCCACCGTCCATATTCCTTCCGAAACCACCTGCGGTCGCTTTGGGATGATTTAGTGTTAAGTCTATACCTTTTAGTTGCTCGACAACATTTCTACCTGCTTCTAATCCTAATTCCCAATTGTTTTTGTTTTTACCACTATGGAATGCAATACCTTTAATCATAACAACAGTCTTACCTGTGGATGCGTTAAGATACAATTTAGATTCGTCAACTGTTAGTTGTATAGCCACATTTACCATTTCATCTTCTGCACAACCACACCCACACGGTCCTTTTGCTTCTTGGGTTAGTTTATTGACAGGGGTTTTAGACCACATCTTACATGACCAGTAACCTGCTTTAGTTTTATCTTTCTTTTCGGCACAATTATGCCTATCACGGAATGCCTTTCTTCTTTTAGGGTCATCACGCTTGATTTCCATGTTTGGGTCACCGAATCGTACTATTACAACACGACCGGACTTGTTCTTGACATATACGGCAAACTTTTTATTACCACCCTTTGTTCTGAACGGTTTGTTAAGGGAAACTTTTTTTCCACCATACTCGGCCGCAATATCTTCAAAATATGTTGCTTCTTCTGATTCTTCCCCCCAATCTTCATATGCAATTGCTTTTTCTTTGCAGTTATCTAATTCTTGACATTCTGCTTCACAACCGCAGTCTGCACTTGCTTTGTGGTCAGCAGGGGAATGGGCTTTGTCTTGGTCCATAAAGGTGTGTCCTTCATGTGCAACCATGCAAGCATCTTCTGAATGACCTGCAAGTGTGCATCTAGCCATATATTCATCATGCGTCTCATTATCTACAGGAGTTGGTGGGTTGACACCTTCAGCAGATTTCATGCTTAGTACCCCTTTTTCTTCTTCTTACTTATTTTTTTCTTTTTGTATGCCATTATTCAGTCACCTCTTTATCTTGTTTGAGTGTATTATCACGAGGGTTGCGACCTTGCGGTGCAGTCTCTGGCTCAGGCTTAAAGTCCTCGCCTCCTTTAACCTTTTCCATGTGTACTATGTCTCTCGCCTCATTCTTCGTCATTAAGCCCATAGTATATCCGGTAGTTGCCCTTTTCATTGATTCACCCCTAGATTCTTCTTCTATTGGTTTGAAAGTCATTAGAGGTAAATCTTCTTTGGTTGCCTGTATTCCTAGTAATTCTAGGTGTTTCAAAAAGAGGTGACAACATGATTCTATCGCTACCGCTTGAAGCCTTCTGATAGCATTTATACTCCACATAGAAGCAGAGTAGGTAGCCGCAAACGTCGAACCCCTTTCTTGACCTGCCGCGACCCTTGGTACTTGTAAAACTGCTGATATATCCCCATTTACTATGTCTAAGAAAGCAGTTGGGTCGGGGATAGTGTTTTTCAAATCAACGTGGTGCATTTCAACATAGGAAGGAAGTATGGGTATCTGGTCACCCCTTAGTCCTTCTAGCAATTCTGCAACCTGCGTCATTATGTATGCTAGTCTTTGTTGTTGTTCGTCTGGGTCTGTGATATGTTCAACAGATTGTGCATCAATAGTAATGTATTGCTTAGTTAGTGCTTCTTCTAAGGCAATTCTGTTATTTATCATGTTGTATTTTGCTCGGATGGGTTGCTTTAGGCTTGAGAACCTAGAAGCACCCCAAACGCCGTAACTCCAGCGTCCGAGCCTATCTTGAAACCAATTGCTTCTGTAATCTATACGGGTGTGCCATATTTCGTCAGTAGGAAACTCTTGTGGATAAGTACCTTGCTCTTGTAGCATATAGAGCGTAGGCTTCATAATAGGTGACTCGCGTGTAACCGAAGGTGGTTGAATACCTCTGCTATCCTTTATAGTTATTTGATGAACAGGAAGAGATTGTACTTCTGTTACCCCAACCCCTGTCTTACCAACTAACTTATTGATGTCGTTGCCATAAACCATTAGGTTACGAAGCATATTAATAAGAATATCATCAAAGTCAATTGCATACACAAATTGTTCGATAGCATTTCTAATTTTCCTATTCCTTCCTTTTGAATAGTCTATTTCCCAATTGTTAGCGGTCAGGCTTACTGAACGGACCGCACCATTCAACTCAGGGTCTAATTTTAACATTTCATCGTACAAATCGAACTCGTCATCATATTTTGTCCTTCCAAAAGACCTCTTGTGGTCACGAAGATGCTTTGTGTCCTCAAAAACATCAGATAAGCCCGCCACTTGTGCAAAACTCATAGGTCTATTTACTGCTACACGCTCGACACGCTTTTCTCCATCAATTTGACCGTCTTTTGGTGTAGAACGACGGAAGAAATCAAATATTGACCGCTCAGCCATGACACTACCGAAAAGCCTTAACTGTTAAAAGGGTTCTGTTAAACCAAATCCTTAAATATGGATATACTTTCGGATATACCATGAGCGGCGAAAGAAGGATAGCACTAAGGGAAAAAACATTAAATTACATACGACCACATTTAGAGCATTGGACTGGAACTGATGCTCAGTTCGCTGATTTTCTTTACGAAGTTAATTATCTTCAGAAAGGCGAAGGACCTGCAAAACCTCTTTCTTGGAGAAACACAGTATCAAGATTTAGAAAACTATACCCTAGAGAAGCACCTATAAATGACATTTTCACTAATGGAAAAGAAATGTCTTTAGATGAAGCAGATGCAACATGGATTTCTGATGAACCTTACTATTACAATTCTGAAACCGATGTTTATGTTACTTTCATAAGGTCAGCAGGTAATAAGCCTGTTACAGTTAGTGGGGATGTTCATAGGGCAATGAAATCTGCTTATAGCAACATGGTCAACAAACCTTCAAGTATGAATCAAATATCTAGGGATTTTCAGATTCCCCGTGCATGGTTTGACGAATATAGACGAGTTCATGGTTGGACTCACGATATGGACCCATTTACTAATGAAGAATTGAAAGATGCTGATTCAGTCGAAGACCTTGTTGATGAATTAGTGTTACGCCGAAGGCGTTCTCTACATATAACTTATGAAAAGAAAAAGTGGGATGAAATACAAAAAGACGCTGAAAAATGGAGAGAATTTGAAGATACCTTTATCGAGCACCTAAAGATTCATAAACCGGAACATAGAGAAGTACAAATGATTACTTTACAAGAAACTGACCCCTATGCACTTGTTATATCCCCCACAGACCTCCATTATGGAAAATACGGATGGGAAGATGAAGTAGGGGAAAGATATGACTTTGACGAAGCACGAAAAAGACTTCACGAAGCGACTAGTGCATTAATTTCAAGATTAGGCGGAACACCGGAAAAAATTATAGTCGCGGCTGGCTCAGATTGGTTTCATGTGGATAATGACGGTGGCACAACAACTGCGGGTACTGCACAAGACAGATACGGTAGTCCGGCACAGATTTTGATGCAGGGTTGTGAATTAGCAAAAGAGCACATAGATATGCTTAGAAGTGTTGCACCTGTTGAAGTTGTTTTCATGGCGGGTAATCATGACCGTCATTCAACCTTAGCATTAGGGCTATTTTTGAAAGCAACTTACGAATCTTGTGATGACTGTACCGTTATTCTTGATGCAAACATGAGCAGACAGTATATTACCTATGGAAATACACTTTTAGGCTTTACACATGGAGATGGTGTGCGATTTAATCAATTACCTTCAACTATGGCTAAAGAACAATGGGAGAATTGGGGTAAGTGCCGATATAAGGTATGGTTTTCCGGTCATCTTCATCATCAAGCCCTAAAAGAGCATGGTGGTGCGTTTTGTGTTCAATTACCTAGTCTTGCCGGACATGACCGTTGGCATCATAGAAAAGGATTTGTGAGCCAAGCCGGAATGTCTGCACATTTAATTGACCGCGAAGAAGGTATGATAGGAAGTATGTTTAAGCCCGTAGTCGATGAGTGATTTACGGTGCTAGTGTGCGACTACTGTCAAGAAACGTCTATCTCCGCTCCTTATATGACTCATGACATTTACTTAAAGACATTGGGACTATGCCCCGTATGTGGGAAAAACGGAAGTGTAAGAAATGTCTGATATACTAAGAGGATTTAATTTAGAGCGTTCAAGAACAGATTTTAAGCATTTTTATGAATGGGTTGGTTATGTTTGGGGCGACCACATAGGCGAATGGGATAAATTGTATCGTGATAGGCAAGAAGCCAATGTTCACCGTGTTTGTATCATTGCTCCGCGTGACCACAGTAAGTCAACAACCTTAAGAATGGTAATGTTGCATCAATGCCTATTCAATACATGGCGAGACAAGCCTTTTACTATATGGTTGTTCTCTGCGTCTAAAGAATTGGCCGCTAACAGGCTCGAAGAAATACGAGGCGATATGATGCGTCATAGAGAACTTAGAAAGTTTATTGATATGCGAAGGGGTGGAAAACTTAACTTAAGATTCACAAATGGGGCATGGATTAAGGCTACCGGTATAGGTTCTGCTATTCGTGGTGAACATCCGGCTTGTATTGCTATGGATGACGTACTCGATGATACAGGAGACATTACCCCCGAATCCACTAGGCATTGGTTTAGAAAAAAGATAACACCGATGCTTTCTCCCGGAACTTGGATGTATTGTGTCGGCACACCAATGGGAATGACTGATTTATACCACACCGAAATGCTAGAGAACCCTGCTTGGAAAACATGGCTCGGTTCTGCTTTCCCCAATTGGGATGAATGGAAGTCTGACCCCGATGGTGTGGATTTAGAATGCCTATGGCCGGAACATCGGTCACTAGACTTCTTGATGGAACAAAAACAGGCTATGGGGGATTTAGCATTCGTACAAGAATATCTTTGTAAGGTTGTGGATGAAGATGCTCAAGTTTTTACTAGGTACGATACGCGAGCACACTTAGAATCAACCGATATAATGATGACAGGTAAAGAATTAGATGGAAAATACGCCATAGGCTTTGACCCTGCACATGGATTGGGAAGAGACTATTCTGTAATGGTTGTTGTTAGGCAAGATAAGGATGGTGACCTTCATGTTGTTGATTTATGGAGACGTAATGATTTTCCCCCTGCGAAGCAGGTCGATGAGATTTTGTCTATGTGTAAAAAATATGATAATCCGGCTTTTGCTTGCGAAGATGCGGGATTCCAAAGGCTCTATGAACAATTATTGTTAGAAAGGGGGGCAATGGTGGACTTTAGACCTTCTAAGGTAAGTAATAAGACACTAAAACAGGCACTATTGAATAGGTTGCGTGTTTGGTTTGAACAACAGAGGATTCACTTTCCATTTGGGGATGATAAAACTAGAAGAAACATGAACATCATCTTAGAAGAATTAGACCACCATGTATGGAAGCAAGGCGAGATTATGGACGTTGGGAGACACAACGATACAGTAATGGCTCTTGCACACGCAGTTGACCAGTTTTATTCGTGGGATAGGGGAGCACCTGTTGCTACCGGAAAGATTGAATCAAGTGGTTGGCTTCGACCGGATGGTGAATCTAAAGCACCAAGATATAGCAGACCGCAGACAGGACGCTACCGCATACTTTAGAATATGTACCATATTAGTAAAAACATACAGTCAAACCAAATGAAAAGCCAAATTAGGTCGTCTATCCAATCATTTTCCCCCATGTCAATGAATCTGAGGAACCACTTAGGTATTTTCATCAAACAATGATGCGTCCATAGAGCATATAGACTTATCTTTATAATGTCACTCCGAAAAAAATTAGAGAAAACTCTCGTAGGCACTAGGCGGAGATATATGGGCTAAATGCGTGATTTATGGCCTTCTATTATATACTAAGGCCGTATTTCACCATTTGCTGATATCGGATATTGGTGTTGTCCTTCGGGGCTTCGGACGAAAGCATCTGAACATAACAGGCTAGAATTAGCCTTCCGAATGCTTTGCCGGACACAAGATGGAAGGCGAATGGAATAAACAAACCAATCGGGCAAATAATCAACATCTGAAAGGTGAAGAAGCAATGGCTAAGGCTAAGGCTAAGGCACTATATCAGATGGATGCGGAAGAAGCGATTGCTTCGTTCAATAGTACCCGTGCTGACAACAGTAAGGGATTGGGCAAAGCAATAGTGCATAAGCCCCGAATGCGTAAGGCATCCGGCAGTCATGTTATGATTGTTGATTTGTCTAAACTGCCTAAGGGAAGCACGGTTGAACACCATCTAGGCTTGGCAACAAGTAAGGTGAATGGGAAACCTGCTAAATATGCTTGCGTGTGTCTAACACACAATAGAAGCGTACTATGCACAACACGCCATCAGGCAACCTTCGGGGCAGTCTTTACTGCCCTTAAGGACGCTAGGACACCGAAGCAACTGATTCAGTCTAAGGGATTTACCCTAACTGATGGAATCGGTTGGTGTGATGGTTGTGTGAAGGCTTCATTAGCATCTGTCTGAAATGTGTCTTGCCACTATTAGGTGAAGTGGGCTTCCGTAATATGCTAGATATGTATGCGTCAATGAACAGTCAATCAGACTAACCAAACGATACCCAAGATTAGCACCTGTACAGGATGGATTTCAATGGCTATATCCCGCCGTTAAATCCTGTATAGTTTGAAGCCCCTTCCCACACGAAACCATGATTTTGAAAAGGTATTTTATTGAATGGCGTGATGGAACAATAACCGAAATTAGCATTGATGAATTGAAGCGATTAGATGAATCAGGATTCCCGAAATCCATGCTTAATTTCATGGAATATCGGGCGTTTAGGAAGTGGTTGAAGGATTAGGCCGAAAGGCCACCTTCTTCCCTTTTTTTTGTGTTTTTTCAGATTTTTTGAATCTACCGCATAAAAGATGGTTAAAGCCTTCGGTCCGCCCCTGTGAGAGAACAAAGGTCCGGAGAAAAAAGGTCAGGAGAAAAAGGTCTGGAGAAAAAGGTCACGCTGACAAAGGTCAGCCCCTGTGAGAGAAAACACGAGACGCCACCCATGATGACGCCTCGCTTACGTTAGTCCTCTGTCTCGATTCAATTCATCTCAACAAGTGTCTGAATTAAGCATTGCTCCAGTTGTTGCGGGGTCATCTCTGCGTTTATGCCGAGGTCTATTGGTGTTCTCACTAGAGTTGTTATTACACCTTCCTGACGCCCGTCGTCTCCAACGACTGCGTGTTGCACGATTTTCGCGGTCACTTCTCCTATCTTTATTTTTCTCATTTCATTTCCTCCTATGGGCTTTCCGCCCTACCTCCTCATGGAAGCCATAGTATATATACTTTGTGTATTTACGACCTCCACCTGAGAACTCTTTCTCGGCTCGGGGTGAGGCCCCCAAAAAGTAGTGTCGGGGAGAGAGAGGCTCGGGGAGAGGCCCTAAAAGACGCTCTCTCGCCCGGTCCGCCCCCGAGTAGGCGTTTGAGTGCGAGTCGTGATGCCAGACCGCCCCTCCGAGATGTCGTGGCTGAGTCGTACGTTTCTCCGGAGACCGCAATGTTTATAACCCCCTACCCCTACAGCGAGGTAGGCCAAGAGGCCGGGAGGTGAAAAATCTGGAAACTGAGAATTACTGGGAGAACTGCGAGAGAAAGACAGGAGCGGCGCTCGGAAAGTTGGGAGTCAAGACCGCCAAGAGTATTGGCGTAAAAGGAGCATGGACTCTAAAATACCGAGGCAAGGCAAAAATACTCGTTGGTTGCATGAGGAGAGTTGAATCCGAGTGGGCTGACAAGAGTATTCTGAACGAGAAAAAGGACAGAGTTGCTGAGCACGTTACAGTCTGTGAGCACGGAGTGGCAGTTGGAGCATCCACGAGAAAGGTTGCGATAGAGCTGGCTAAGAAATCCGAGCACTGGTGCGAGAAGTGTGCCGCGAGAACCGCCGTCCTTTGAGACGCGACGTAAATCCAATGACCCCCGAAAGGGGCGAGGATGTACTCTCTGGGGTCACGACTCTCTAGTATTGAGGCTCGACCCTATTTGCACAAAGGTCGGGGGGTCACGACTCCGCCCCTTCTCGACCCTAAACGCACAAAGGTCAGAAGCCTCCGGGTCCGCCCCAGAGAGAGAAGGCTCGATTCTCACTCATCTTAACCCCTAACCCGAGAACTCGAGCGTTTCTCCGTGTGCGGGCGGGCGAGCGAGTACTCAAATGTATGACATAAAAGGACCCTGAGCCGACGGGTCACGCCCCACGACTCACTGCTCATCACGACACGCATCTCAGGAGAGGAGCACGTTTTTTTAGTGGGAGCACAGGTCACCAGAGCCCCCCTACTCTACACGAGCGGACCCTAGAAGGCTTGAGCCCCTCAGGAATCTCGTGGGTGATGAGCTCCGGCAGGTATTTCTCCCACCAGAGCCTTTACGTCATCTCGAATAACTATCTCGGGGATAGAATACTCAGACGCTCGCATCCTTGATGCTCTGTCTTGATTTCTCACACCAGATGTGAGCCAGTTTGCATAGCTCGATTGCTTTCTTTCTCGATGATGCTCCCATCACTGACCCATAGTCTGTGACCGCAACATGAGTTGGTGCAACCATCTCGCCATTTACGAGAATGGTCATGCCTTTGGTCGCTTCGGTAACTTGCTCATCCGCGTTCTCCACGAAAATGCAACCGACCCGACATCCAGCCTTCCTTCTCATCTTCAAAGTCCATGCTCCGGCTCTTCCGATGGTTCTCGCAGTCTTGGCTCCGTCCTTGCCGAGATGTGCTCCAGTTGAAACTGTTGCTCCATCCCAATACATGGTCGGGGTTTTCTCTGCTTTACTGCTCTTCTTAGTGCTCTTACTAGTTTTGCTCATAAAGTTCTCCTCCTTGTCTCCAATACGTGTCTCCGAGTCACGGTAAGGTTCTCATTCAATGTCATTCTCATCGTCCGCCCTACATGACCAGATAGAAGTTATAGGATATAAAGTTTTCGGACTCTTGAGTTAGACCGCCCTCACCGTGAGAGTAGTGGAGAAGTCGTAATGTTTTCACTCGAGTTGTCGATGCCTACGTAAAAGAGAACAGGGAGGCAATTCTCCGCCCCTGTCTCAATCTCTTCTAGTTTGACCATATAGCCGAGATTCAAATGCTTGCTCGGCTTGTTTCTCTAGTCTCTGTACTTCTGCGTGCTCGTCAATTTTCTCTAGTACCTCTGCCACATCTTTCTCGGCCTGTCTCTTATTGTATATCTCCCAAACTTTGTCGGTTACGTTTCTCTTAACCATTTCTCCGAAGTGTCTCCATTGTCCCTCGTTTATGATATCTCTAGTCTTGTCATCAGTCAATGACCCAAGACCCATGTGTGATAATTTCTCCATTAGAGAATCTATTACGACCGGACTGTCATGGAGTTTATCGTACTCTATTGAGTATATTTTGTCTATCTCATTTATTGTGAGTACGTCATCGGTATTTCTCCGGAGGTCTAATCTCCAACCTCTGCTGAAATAGGTCCATTTTATCTCAGAGTATGACACCTATCTCCACCAACAGTCGAAATGTTCAGGCTCAATCGTTTCCTTCTCGGACTTGGTGGCTCCTTTCTTAACGAGAACCACTCGCCCCTTAAAGAGTTTATTAGCCAACTCTTTTGTTATCTCATATTCATTACTTCTCAATTTCATTTCTCTATTTCACCTTTCCTCGGCCTTCCGGCCTACTCTGAGGATGGAAGTCATAGGATATAAACATTTCTGACTCTTGAGTTGTCGCGTGTAGCGTAATAATTTACTCGAGTTGTCGATGACTACACAAAAGGTCTTGCTCTTGACGACTCCGCCCCAACTCTACCGCGTGAGGCAAAGGGGGTATCTCGCAATCACTCGTAATGCGGAGAATCCGCGTACTCGTAAAGACCAGTTATAGGTTCGACCTTATAGAAGTGCTCTTTTGCACAGACCCATCCGGTCGGTGTATATCCCTCGGGATAAGTCGAACTAACTGTCTCGTCACCGCCTAGAGATTCCCAATCCGGCTCCCATTGTGCTCCATTCGCTCGCCTGTCTTTTATCTCTTGTAACCATTGTATTCTCTTAAGTTCTCTGAGAACGGCATAGGCTTCTCGGAATGTATTAAGTGGTCCGAGGAAAGCATCGTGGCTCACAATAGAGCGATACCATCCGCCCTCCTCTGGTCCGCCGTATGCTCTTACTTTCTCGTACCTGCTCACATATATTTGGTCGCCGTGATTCTTCTCCCAATAACCTTCCTCGGGGAAGAAATCGTACTCACCTTCTTTGAGCAGATATAGTTTCTCCATACCTGAGCCAGCGTAATGCCATCTCTGATAGTCCCACTGCTCTTTGCGGTACTCGTAAAGTGTAACGAGCCAGTCGCCGTTGATACTCTGATATTTATCTCCTATTCGCTCAGGAAGACCATTTTCGTCTTGTTCTCTGCAATATTGCTCAAACGCCTGTTGCTCAGTCTGATGTCGAATTCTCTTCTGCTTGTGCTCACGCCTTGACTCGCTATGCTTTAGGTCATAGACCCAAGCACGAGTGGATAGCAATGTTCTCGCTAAACCGGTCAGTTCTGCATTCTCTTCAAAACTTCTCTTTTCGTCGTATAATTCTTTCTCTTTCTCGTAATCTGTCATATTTTTCTCACCTCCCTTATGGTCTGACTCCATTTCATTGTATTCTCTTGATTATAACTCATTAACTGCATCTCTTAATTCGACTTCATTGGCTATTCGAGTTGCTTCTCGATGTGCCTTTAATCTCCGGATGTAACTCCTATCTTCTTTCTCTAATGTATCGAACTCTTCACCTGCGAATCTCGCATAGTTGGTCAATAATGCGTGGAGATTAATACGATGCACTCCGCAACTATATCTCATTAGTTTTAACGAGTGCCTATCTCCCTTCATGGGAGATGATTGCATCTCTAATAGTTCGACCTGTAAGTCAAACTCTTTCATTTTCTCTAGTAACTCTTTCTGTAACTCAACTGCTCTAATCATAGAGTTTATGAGTTCCATTTCTTCATCCTCCGTTTCCGCCATGTAGAGGTATAGGGGTTCTAGGTATTAAACCTTTCTAACTCCTGAGTATCCTCAGAGAATGATAGATTTACTCGAGTTGTCGATGGGTTGGTAAAAGAGAATAGGATTGTGAATCTCCGCCCCACACGACTAGTAATTAAAATCGGTCAGGGGAAAGTCATTCTCTTCGACTATCCTTTCGTTGTTCTCAAAGAACTTCCTCACATGCTCAAGACCTATCAGATGGGCTCTACCGGACTTACTTCTATTGTCGATAACTGATGGGTCATCTGCAAACTGCTCGTTCAGTATGCTCAGATATAATCTCTTAGCCACATCATACTCTTGAGGTTTCCATAATAAGACCTCTTCTGTCTCGACATATCTTTGCTCAGTTCTAAATCGAGTGTTGATTCGCTCTAATTGCTCATCATCCATGATTTCTCTGCTTCTGAGCAGAATAAAACCATGCTCATGATGACCTAGTTCCTCGTCATAACTCTTATTCACAGACCATATTAAATCTCTTAATTCAGATTTCTCTTCACCAGTTCTGCTCATCCATGAACGAGCAAGTGATTGTGGTGTCGTGTGTCGCCACTCTGTACGTGACCTGACCAAAATCATCCTGTCCTCTGATATTTTATACTCGTATTCGTCTATCTCTATTCACCTCCTTTAGACTCCAAATCTCCCATCTATGAATCTCATTGCAGAGAACTTTCCTTCTCTTGCTTTTGCATCTCGTACATCATCTTTCTCCCTTCTATACGAGCCTTCCACATAGAGATACCAAAACTCATTGCTTGTTGTCTCTTTTCCATATCCTCATCAAACGGGTCCATACCCATTCTCGCGGGTAAGACCATAGTGGCGTCGCATAAGTCGCAACATCTCGAATCGAAATCTTTTGGGTCAGCAAGGAGTGGGTAGGGATTATTACCCATGTATTCTCCGGTCTTGAATAATAACTCGTTGGTATGAGGGTGTCTTGGTCCCTTAATCTCTTTCTTACAGAGACAACACTTAAGATTACTCTTCCTCATCGTTGATTGCTCCTTCTAATAGTCGTCGAATGACACTAGGGTCAATAGCAGACTCTTTGATAAGAGCCATAAACTCTTCGGCCGTTTGACCTGTTGCTACCGTTTCGCCTGTCTCTTTGCTTACAACTCTGAATAAAGGAGCATCCGCACCCGCATTCTCTGTCTCTACATCAATTACGGTCATACTTATGCACTCCTAGCCTCATACTGTTTTTTGGTCAGTCCATACCTTCTCAGGTAATATTTGTCGTTCATCTCTTCAATCATATTTCTCATCTTGTTGCTCATCTTCTATTCGCTCCTGTTTCATGTGGGCTCGCCACGCTAATATCTCTATATGTATTTTACTCATCTACTTTCCTCCTTATCCTTAAATACTCATGGCAGGGCTCGCAAAGAGTTGCACTCTCACCTGCCCGACCTGAATGGAAATCAGTCGGCATATTACCGACAACCCACCATGACTCGGCATGGAATAAGTCGTCACCACATTGGTCGCAATAGGTCATTCTAAATCATACTCCTCATATACCCACTCTGGGGTTTCTAGTCGAAACTTGAATCTGGTCACCAAGAGTTTATTCCGTAGTCGGGAATACTTAACTCGGGTGATGTTTCCATCGTCGCCGTCCGCCATATCTACCAATTATCGTCTTAGGATATAAAGGTTTTGGACTCTTGAGTTATGGTGTATTTTAACTCGAGTTGTAGGTTATAGTAGTAAAAGGTTCGGTAGAGCACTACTCCGCCCCAACTCAAGAGTTGGAAAGGTTTATATTCTAGTTAGATGATTCCCTCATGTAGCGGAAGCACAGGAGACATCAGATAAAATGAGTGAAAATGAAAACAGAGTAATTGAACAAGAGACAGAGCGTGAAGCAGGTAAGAGTATAACCCTGACCTTCACACCTATCGGAGCAATCATAGATTCCGAGAAAGAAAGCAAAGTACAAGAGCAAGATGAAAATGCAGACCTGTTCTTTATGAGAAGTATCAACACGACCTTCGGGTTCAAGATGTTGAGAAACTCATGGGATAGTGAGCACGACATCAAAGCAGGAGCAACTGAGACTAATACCAAGAGTACAAATGGACTAAGAATCGGAGATACAACCGTGACGAGTTTCATAACATCAGAGTTGGAGTGGTTCAAAGAGGCACTAATGCCTCTGCTTATCGACCAAAGTGATGTGGAGATAATCCAGACCACTAAGGAAGAGATAGTAATAGTTGAGCCACTAGGCAGATACGAGCACTTCGGTTGGGACGAGACACCAGAGTGGGCTGATGAAAGAGTAACCCTCGAATACATCGACCTTCGTAATGGTAAGGCCTCTATTCTCGTACAAGGCGAGACAGGTTCTGACCTTCAAGGGGATGAGGTGAACGAGGCAGTTAAGGGCTACCACGATATGCTTATGAGTACCATCAGAAGTATGACCTGCACAGACGAGAATGAATATAGCAGAGATTGTAAGAGTTTGCTTAAAGTGGAGTCTCATAGAGTTTGCGACACATCCTTCTTGAATTGAGTTCTTTGGGGGAGAGAACTTCGTAAGCCTCGGCGTGGGTAAATCTCACGCTGAGGTGAAACATCTTATGCTCTCAGTAGGAGGAACGATAGGATGACAGACCTGAAACTTCGAGGGGGTGATGAGAATGTCAGATGAAAGAGGATTAATACCTTACTCTAACAAAGAAGAGATGATTCTCGCTATGCAAGATTTGTCGGATGAAATGCTTAAGGTAGGTCACGATAATGTGGAAGAGTTCCTAGCACTCGTAAAACAAGAGATGTGGGATAGAGAACACGCTATGGTGGTCACATACAATGAAGAGTTCAAAGAAAAGTGGGCTCATGTATTCGACTTATTTAACGAAGGTTGGTCTATATTAAGAGAACTATACCAAATATGCGAGGACTATGATGGAGATAATAATTTTATCACAGAGAAGAATGAGCATCCGAATTATCCTCATTGCGAGTTAGAAAAGGCTTGGGTCGTAAGATACGAGTCATTTTTAGCAAGAGCAAAAGATATGCCTAGTCGTGGTTATACACATGAGGGACCATATGGAACTCTAGTATTCAGAGAAGAATATCTAAAAGAGTTGGATTTAGAGTCTTATTGGGCGACTACATATTCAACGGAGATAGCAAGGAGATTGGAGCCTAAAGAGAAGGACTTAAAGTATGGTCTTACTTTTGCTCATTATCCTACAGACCCTTTCAAAGAGGAAGAGGAATACATCGAAGATTGGAGCAGATACAAATATGTTAGAGATACTAAGATAGAGGCCTTTGATAAAGTCGTATATTTCTTGAGAAATGTTATGGTTAAGTCGGAGACAAAGGATATAAGACCTTCACAAAACGACGATTGGAAAACCAATGAGCTCAAACACTATAATCTCGAAACACATCAGTTAGAGAGACCTTTAGAGTGGAAGATAATAGAGGATGAGCAGATAGTGGGTGCTATTTACGGTAGAGGTAGGAGCGATAATAAATATGCGACTTGTTTCGACTGTGATGAAAATGGTCGAAATAGATTAGCCGTGAGAACATATTACGAGCGTGGGTATCAAGAGATGCCAGGAGCTCCTGTTCATGCTACATGCGAGTACTTTACTTGTATGAGATGTGGAAGTGAGCGTAAAGGTGGAGAACATGGAGATTTCCCTGTTGGTGGAGTTGACTTAATAGGTCAGCCACTCTTTGCAGGTATGAGCACAGAAGAAGTATGTCGTCAATGCTCATGTTATACTACCAAACAGTACGGTGGTAGCGGAGAACGAGGAAGCGATAGGGAGTGTTGGGCTTGCTATGGAGAACCCGGTCATTACTAGACAGGTCTGGTGGTAGAGATACCGCCATTCCTCTCACTCTAAGATAAAAGAAAAGAGCGCTCCTCTCTCCGCCCCTTGAGAGAAGAAGGTGGTGGGTCTAGATTGCAGTATGCCTACCCAGCAATGTCTCCCCGACCCACCGAAAGGAGTATTAGGTGGAGGCTTATCCGACTTGTTACCGCCTGTTTTAGACTCACTTCCTCGTTGCATTTCTGCCTCTTTCGAGATAAGGGTAGTGTGCGGCTCGGTTACGGTTTGGTCTACCACCTGTTTATGTAGACTCGCCCCCTTTTTGTATGCTCCGTCATGTACCCGTTCTCATGGTGGACGGAGCCACACCATGTGGTCGTTTCGTGCGGAAGAACGCTCGAATTGTCTAAGCAGTCGCTTTAACTTCTGTCTCTGTGACTTCTGTCTCAGCCTCTGCCGTTGCTTTAGCCTCTTCCTCGGCTTTCGCCTTAGCCTCGGCTAATTTCTCCACTATCTTTTGAGCCTTGTTGCTCCATGTGGCCGGATGTCTCGCTAGTTCGAGTGCCTTTTTCCTTGAAGTTGCTCCGTGCTTCTGGAGAATCTTCATTTTTAGGTCTTTTGCTCCCTTTTCGTGAGTTCCTGTGATAACGACTGTATGCTTGTCTGGTCTGTTACAGATAGGCTCGTCAGATGCCTCGGTTAAGTAAATTCTCACTTGCATACCTCCAATCTCCTGACAACCCTTCTCACGCCACAATCCTCTGATGCCGTAAAGGTCAACATTAGAGTGTCCGTGTGTTTCTGTATCTCCCTTAGACCACTTTGGGATAGGTTTCTCATCTTCTGTGGTCTTTGATTCTGATTTAGTCTCTTTCTTTGTGCTCATAACATTTCACCTCCTCGGGGTTTCGCAGTCCTCCCGCTTCGCATATCTACAACTACATTTATCTAGTATATATAATGTTCTAACTCTTGAGTTGTGCTTGAGTTGTAGCCTACTGCCTTACTACTAGAGTAGATACTACGCGTGTAGTGAGTGAGTGCTCTTATTATTGGTAAAAGATTCGGTAGAGGTATTCTCCCGCCCGTAACTCGTGAGATGGAAACATTTATGTGCCGTCAAGATATATTAGTAGATATGTACGGTACGACGATAAGTTTTACACAGGAGGCTGAATAATGAAATGCGAGGCAATGGGGTGCGACAGCGAGGCTACGCTTATGTGTCACCAGAGTTACTTATGCGAGGGTTGTGGTGTTGAGATGGCGAAGGCGACAGGCCACGATACTCAACCTATTATACTGTCGTCTGTACTCAAAACTATGAGTGAAGAAGAAAAGGAGTTTCTTGACCCACTTACTGTTCTTGTCGATGACGAAGAGCATGACCACCGCACATTTGATTTACAAGATGTCGGTACAATTGACCACATAGTACCTACTAATGGTTTGACCATATTCCATGAGCCTATTGTCATGGCGAGGTGCGTTCATTGTGAGGCATACGCTATCGGTCATATCAACAAGGTAGGAGGTTGGTTCGCGAGACACCAACACTACCACACGCACGCAGAGGCAAATGATGACGACTTTGCCATGCCGTCGTGAGTTCAAAAACTTTATATCCTAGAATTAATTATTGGTAGTATAGCGGAAGCGGAGGAAAGTATAATGAGCAAATCAGCCGAAGAAGAGTTAATAGAAGAGTGGAAAGAACCAGAGCAACCAATGGATTATCTGATTCGACAACAAGAGAATGCTATCACGCAGACCAAGTATCTATTCTACAAACTCTATGATAAGAGTGACAAAGGATGGAGTGACGAGCAGAAAGAAGAGTGGGGTAATCATATCGACGAAAACGGTTTCCGCAAGTCGGAGTTATTCCAAGAAGTACCTGCTCAACACAGATATGTGGTCGCTATACCAGAGACAGGCGAGTGGAAATCATTTAAGACTCGTTCCGAGGTAACACAAGACCGGCAAGGTGGAGCAATGTACCCCTATGCTAAGTGGTCTAAGCACGAGTCAGCCCGAATGGAGGCCTATGGTGCTATGAAACTCATGAGTTTAGCGTGTTCTAAGGTCTTACCTGAGAACTGTGATGACGAGCAAGCGTATTTACGACCTTCCGACATTGAAAGAGTTGCACTTATCCTATTAGAGATTGACGCAGAGCGAAGGGAATTATCAGAGTATTACGATGAGTTAGCCCAAGAATTAGAGGTTTCAGCATGAGTATTGAAGAAGAGAACCTTCCAGTTAGAGTTTCAGAAAGACTCAAGGAATTGAGTGACACGAAAAGAAGTGAAATGAGCCTATATCTCTGGCAAGAAGGAGCAATACAGGCTTGGTCAGGCAACGGAGTTGCACGTGACCCTATTTCTGATAAACCTCTAGATGGTGATAAAGAGTTCTTTGGTATTGTCTCAGCCGTGACCGGTTCTGGAAAGACCTATGTTGCATCAGAGTGTGCGTGGGTCTGGTTACAGAAGAACCCAACCGGTAGAGTAACCGTATTGGTCCCGTCAAGAGCATTACAGAATAAGTGGAGAAAAGACATGGCCGGAGCGTTCCCCCACATGAGAATAGGTATGATGGGTGGTGGTAGAAGAGATTTCCGACAAATATCAATAGTGACCATGAATACGGCCGCTAAAGGTCTTCCAGAGACAGACGGTGAGCATCTTATCATTGTAGATGAGTGCCATAATATCGGTTCAGAGTTTCGACAATATGCTATTCGTAATAATTCTCATACTGCGGTATTAGGTCTTAGTGCAACTCCAGCGAGGGAAGATAGCGGTTTGACCGTTGTATCACACCTATGCGGTCCGGTCGTTTATCAATACAAGTATGACCAAGCACTCAACGACGATGTTATTATCCCGTTTAGAGTTAGGGCGGTTGCAGTTCCTCTAACCCATATGGAGCGTTCAGAATATGAAGAGATTACAAATCAGATTAGGAAAATCTCTTTCATCCTCCGTAAGCGATATGGAGCAGGTACAAATTGGTTTGCACTCAAACAAGACCCATCAGACCCCGATACTGCTTTGACCACGTTCAAAGACCTATGTATGAAGCGTAAGAGACTTGTAAATGAGTGTCATCTAAGATTCGAGTGCGTTGATGATATATTGAGGTTACACGAGAACAGTAAGACCATGATATTTCACGAGCGTATCAAACAAATAGAGTGGATGCACGATAAATACCGAGGCCTATGTCCAGAGACAATACCAAATTGCGAGGACACATGGGAAGAAGTCGCTTTGACCCCACCGGACTGTTCCGAGTGGTTAGGCATGAATCCAGAGTTATATCACGGTGATATGACCAAAGGGGAAAATGATAGAGCGTTTGAGGCATTTGCCGAGGGCGATGCTAGTATTCTCTTGTCATGTAAGGCTCTTCGTGAAGGAGTTGATGTACCCTCGTGCGACTTAGGTATTATGGTGAGTGGTACTAATTCCGCTCGTGCTAGAGTTCAGACACTTGGTCGTTGCTTGAGACGTGGAGAAGGTAAAACAGGAGCGATTGTATATTTACTCTATGTCCCAAATACGACTGATGCGAAAGGACTCGCTAATCTCAAATATGGTGGAAAACTACCCGACGGTACTATCGAATGGTGGAGATACACCCCCAACAAAGGTCTAGTTAAGTATGGTGAGGAAGAGCAACCCGAAATACCTAAGAGGAAACCAAAAGCCGAGAAGAAGAAACATATATGTGACTCGTGTCATAAGGTCTTTCATACGGAGTCAGCATCGTTGTCAGAGAACCACCATTGCTATCCTCGATTAACCAAGACAGGTCGAAAGCCTATTGACCTTTGGGGTGATATGATTGGTCGAAAGTGAGAAAATACATAGATGCGACTTAGAGATTATTGGTTTTGATTATGACCAAAAGAAATGGGAGGTCACAGAACACCTCCGATGTAAAGAGTGCGGTGCTAGAGCAACAAAGATAGTAAAAGAGGTATATGTTCTTGACTCTTACTCAAAAAATATTAAGACATAGCCGGTAGCGACGTCTACTTGACTCAAGAGTCAGCAATGTTTATATCCTAGTTTGATATTTTGGTAGTATGGCGAAAGACGGAGGCTTCGGAAGAAGCATGAGCAAGGAAAAGCGTAAAGAGTTTGAGCGTCAACTTGCTGATGAGTTCATTGAGAAAATAAAAAGTGGCGATGTCGGTGCTTGGAGTTCAGGTTGGACCAACTTAGGAGGCAATACTATGCCTCATAATACAAAAGGTCGCCCATATAGAGGTATAAACACAATAATTCTCTGGCTTAGAGGTTCAGATTATAACTCTAATACATGGGGTACTTATCACTCTTGGAAAGAGGTTGCGAGGAAACACGCAATAAAAGAGGGTAAGTTTGAGTTAAAAATCGGTAGAGATGGAAAACCATACAAGCATACGACTGAGTGGTATGGAGTAAAGCAAGGAGAAAGCGGTACAAGCATTATTCTCTGGAAACCACTCACATACAAGAACGAGAAAACCAATAAAAAGACAGGTGAGATAGAAGAGTCTATCGGTATGACCATGTTAATGCGAGTATTTACAGTATTCAATCGTGACCAGACAGGATTACCTGAGATTATTACAGAAACAGAGTTAGAAGAAGCAGAAGAGTTCAACAGTAGAGAAAAACAATTAGAAAACTGCCTCAATTGGTACATTGAGAACCCAAATCGTAAGGTGGTCAAGACTGGTGAGATGCTAGTACATCCTCATCCGAAGGCAGGTGAGAAACATACAGGTGAAGACCCTATATGGGTCGTAAAAGATGGTGATATTATTCTCAAACACGGCGGAGATAGAGCGTTCTATACATCTAGCAGAGATAGGATAGCACTTCCTCTTCGTGAGCAATTCAAAGAAAATGCGAGATACCTATCTACTAAAGGGCATGAGATTATCCATAGTACAGGTCACCCACTTCGACTTAATCGTGCTCTTGGTAATAGATTCGGGAGCGAAGATTATGCTAAGGAGGAATTGATTGCCGAGTTCGGTACTGCCTTTCTCATAGGCTCATTCGGCATACAGGGAGAACTTCGTAATGTTGAGTATATCAATAATTGGGCTTCGGTCTTGAGTAAAGAACCTAGATTCCTCATTACTGCGGCTCAAAGAGCACAAAAAGCAGTTAATTATGTACTCGAACCTTGGGTAGAACACGAGGCATGGCGTGACCAAGAAATAAATGACTTAAGAGAATATCTTGAGGGCAAAGAAATACAAATTACTCCTATGGGTCTTAACAGATTACACGGAGATTTATCAGTTATGGAGGAAGAAGAATGAGTAAAAAGAAATTGAGTAAAGATGGGTTAGAGATATTTGAGTTCAAACTACCATCAAAGGAGGAAGAAGAATGAGTTATAAGATATTGAGATTTAGATTTGAAGGAAAAACAAGAGTAATAAAAAGAGGATTGACACTCGAAGAAGCCCAAGAGCATTGCCGTGACCCAAAAACAAGTGGAGATGGTTGGTTCGACGGTTATACGGAGGAATAAATATGGCTATGAGCAGAAAACATTATAGAGTAATAGCAGAGGCAATAAGAACAAACGACGATAAGAGGAAAATGATACTAGAACTCAGTATGTTTTTCAAGGAGGATAATCCTAATTTTAACTTGAGTAAGTTTTTGGAGGCGTGTCATTTTGAGTGAATACAAGAAGTGCAACGAGACACAACACGAATGGACTCGACAAGACATGGATGATAGCGAGTTCGATAAATTATCATTGACCTACCATTGTTTGCATTGCGGAGCAACGTGCGAGATGGAGGGTGATGTAAGGACAGATGATGGTAGGTTCATAGAGTGGGTGCTGACCGATGAGTAATTGGTACTGTGGCGACCCTTGTTATGTTATACACGACGAAAGATGGGGAGAGTTTTGTAATAAACTCTTTGCACACCCTAGTTATGAGAAAAACAACTACCCAATTGGTATAGAGTGGGAAGTCGATGGGAAAAAATACGAATTAGAGATATGGGGTTCTCCCGGAGGCGACGGGGTCTGGCGTTTTAGTGCAGGAGAACTTGGAGTTGATGCGGGATTACTTTCTATCATTCCGGTAGAGTGCCTTGACCCTCAAGAGGCACCATTCGACAGACTAGGTATTATGTTCGAGGAAAAGCCAGTACTCGATGCCGACTATAATGAGGGTAAAGTATGGTTAAATGGAGAACTAGATAATGATTGGGTCATGTGCGATTGTGGAGAAATGCAAAGGACAGAGCAGATTTGGGATTGTGAGCATTGTTTTAGTGCAGAGTGCGACAACTGTTACCCATGTTGCGACGGAAATGGTGAAGAGGAATGAGTAAGATGAATTGTGGATGCGAGTTTGATGAAGTAGAGTTGGATGAGCGTGTGTTAGGCGAGGCTTGTGGTTGCTCATCATGTCTGGACTGTGGACTCATCAACACACAAGACCCTAATCCTCAGAATTGGAAATGCTACCCCGACCACCCATGTTCCTGTGACTAACTCAAGAGTTACAAATGTTTATGTACTAGTTAGCGTTAGGTGTAGATGTAGGGGGTTGTGAGGTGATTACGGTTTTTCCAGACTCGTGTCTTTCATTCAAACGAGTCATCACATTTCATTGTAATTCTCTGGCTGTTGTTGTCTCCACCTCCTGCAATCAAGGAGATTTAATATGAGAACAGATAGTTGGTCGGTACATGGAGATGAAATTGACGCAAAAGAGTATAAGAGCCTTGTTGAAGAGGCAGTTGTCAAAAACATGACCGAAAACAGAGATGTGGAATTAGAATTACTCATCCATGATGGCGAGTTTATGTCTGATGAAGAGATAATAGACAACCTTAGAGGTATGTTAGATGAGCACGTTTGGTATAGAGTTCTTTTAGACAAATATAGAGCACGCATAAGAACGGCCGAGACACTAATCAAAATGGTCCGTGACCATAATGGCTCTTTCGCGAGTGAAATTGCTATACAGACCAATGTTGACCTATTCCTAAGACACGGAGGCGAAGAAGAGTGACGACAACATATAGACTAGAGATAATAATGGATGCAGACGACAAAGACGACTTTATTGATGTGGTTATGAGTCTGAATAGAAGAGAGTTAAGAGAACACGTTAAGGAGATGGATTAATGGCGATAGAGATACTACAACAACCTTCTGTTGTGTGGCCGGTAGACCTTGATGCAGAGGATGATGACAGTTTCGGACGGACCTATGCAGAACAGGCTCAAGCATATTTTGAGCGTCTAAAAGAAAGCCCAGAGTACGGCGTGAGCACAGGTAAATTAGAAGCGACTTACGAAGATTGTCTCATATATGTATTGGCTAACTTCGGTCATGTCGATATGAAGCAACTAACACCCTCGGTTGTTAGAGATGCTTATGGAGATAACTGTTGGTACATACATACTCATAAAACTCCACAAAAGACTTTGAGATTATACATGAAAGTCGGAAATCCATTATCCGAGTTTGGGAGGCAGAATCAAGATTTGCTCCCAGATAACTACACTACTAGAAGAGTTGTATGTGAATGGTATGGTAGGGATGGAGGTATAGTTATACTCTATGGTCCAACTCCGGAAGATACAAGATTATGGTCTTTCGGGTGTAATCACTCGATGGCGACTAGGAAGCGGATAGGTAGTTGTTATAACGAGTATTCGTGCGAATGTGGAGCGAAATGGACGGTGGATTCGAGTGGTTAAATTATTGAGATGGACAGGTAAAGTTGAGGACTTAGGTTCTGAGAAAGATATATCAATGGAGCGTTATCAGCAGTTAGTCGGTGGTTACTTCGAGTCAATAGTCCTCAAGACAGGCGAAAGAGCGTATGTCAATGAGGATGCTTCTTACTCTAACTTACCCCTCAATCCACTATGTTTTCTCCATCATATATACACGCAAGGTAGAGATATTCACCCAAGAGGAAATGTAATAGTTTTCTCTGATAAAGAATGGAGACAAATGACATGAGAATTAATGAATTATACGACAAAATATATTGGAACGACAAGAATAGCATAGTAATACTCTGGCACACAGACGACGTGAAGTCGATAAGACCGGATTTAGATGATGACCAGTGTATGAAAGTTCTCAATAAGGTTTCTCGCAACCATGACGCTCAGATTGGAGTAAATTGGGATGTTTTAGAGTTTTGGGCTGACGAGTTATATGGTGTAATGAGGTCAGAGGAAGAAGAATGATTCGACCTATGGGACCTTGGTTTAATGAGCCATGCAAAAATTGTGGCGAGAAAGCAGACAAACAGGTCATTCTAGACCAAGATATTGTCTATCTCTGCGAAAAATGTTACTCTAAAATATGAGTCTTTTTTTGTAGTTTATTTCCGGTAGAGTTAAAGAGAAAATGCTTCTGCGAGATGTAGCACTCCGACAAAACTATTATAGGGAGAAGGGACAAAAAGGACCACTTGGGGCTTTCTCACGAGTAGGTTTAACACCGAAGAAATTGACGAAGAGATTCCTGTTACTCTATGGGAATGCGTCTTTTGTGATTCTCAATTTTACATTATCACAGACTGTAGACCAGATTATTGCCCCGAATGCCTTAAAAGAGGCACATTGGTCTTTCTCGACGACATAGAAAATGATTCTTGGAGACCTAGGGACTATGAATAAGTTTATATCAAAATACGCCTAGCATCCATTAATGACGTTACAGGCACGAAGAAGAGGACCACTACACGCAGTTGAAGCGTTCTCAGAAAATAAAAATACTGTTCTTGATACTAGGAAAATGGAAGCGAAGCAATTATACTTTGGTTGGTGGCAGAGATACAATAAAACTCGAATAGATGAACCATGTCTTGTTCTTTGGTCGAAACAACTTAAGAGAAATATTCTTATTAGGGGGAATAAGATGGTAGGAAAATTATTCGGACAGATATTGTATGGAGAGGACATGGATGAAGATTTTGTATTAGAATCAATGTTAGGAGAAGATTCTTTGGAATGGTTTTTGGCTAATCTCAAAACAATGTTAGAGGATAATGAAGATACTTATGATTATGAACCAAACTTTACATTAACTGGTGGCGGTCCACATCCTACAACACCTTCCCTTTGGTTTAACGGGTACGAGTTAGCAGATATATTATCAACAGGTGAATAAAATGGTAAGAGTAAAAACAAGAGAACAGATAAATGAAGATATGCCTAAGAGAAACAACGCAATTAGGGTTCAACATAGAATACACGCCCGACATTGTTGGGGTTGTGATAGTGTGATAGCAAGAGGAAACAAAAGACAGAAAAATCACGTAGGTTTGTGTAGACCTTGTATGACAAATCCAGACATAAGGCCAAAATGCTTAGGTAAAACGGTCAAAGGAAAACCATGCAGGGCAATGGCGACTAAACAACTTGATTATTCATACCCACAACCGGTAGGTTATTGTATAAGACATGACCCGCAAGGAGATTGGGATTACTACAAGGATAGAATCACTAGAGGACCCAATAGTAAAGATAGAAAGAGGAATTGAAAATGAGTCAGAATACTAATTGTGTGGTTTGTGATGCAGACCTTAGCGAGTATATTGGTCATGCAAGTTATGGTGACCTGTATTTAACTTGTACTGAATGTGGTAGAGTTGTATGTACTTACCACGATGAAATAGATTGGGAGATTGGTGCTTGTCCCAAGTGTGCGAATGGGAAAGGACGAAAAGGAAACCTTTAATATCTAGTTCGTGTAGGGTACTTTATGAACATATTTATCCTAGATGAAGACCCAATAATGTCTGCAAAGTTTTACTGCGACAAGCACATACCTAAGATGGTTGTTGAGTTATACCAACAACTAGGTAGTGCAGTTATCCGACACGGTGCAACGCCCGACATGATGCCACTTACTAAAAAAGGTACGCCCCTACGCGGAGGTTACCACAACCACCCTTGTACCCGTTGGGTAGGAGATTCACGGGCTAACTTTCTATGGGCTTCTTATCACGCCGCTATGCTCTGCGAAGAATATACAAAGCGATTCGACAAAACACATTTCTGCGAACATGGGATAGAAAAATTATACGAGTTACACAAACTTATTCCCGATGGCGAATTGACACCGTTTGCTCAGGCTATGCCCGATGAGTACCGTGATGAAGATGCGGTGGTAGCATATCGCAACTACTATATGTACGACAAGTCAAGATTTGCACAATGGAATCGTGGTCGTGACGCACCTTATTGGTGGGTAGTTTAATTCTTTTTATTCTTTCAATCCCCTACTGAAATAATAACAAGGGCGTAGTACAACGGTTTTAGGTATATATTTTATTTCGTGTAGGGTGTAGATATATACTACTAAGGCCAGTAGTTATCATATACCTACATAGGGAAATAAAAGAATTAGTACAACAGGGGCGTAGTATAGCGTTTTATTCTTTTTGTAGGCTACAGAAATAATAAAAAGAATTAATTCCATGCAAAGGTTTAATACTAAATGGGTTATGTCAAGGCTATAAGCCGAACAATGCGATAAGAGCAATAACAATTAAAGAGATTAATAAGGATGAAAAATAAAATATGTGAGGCTTACCAAAAGGTGAGCAAATGGATGTATTCAAATCAACACAAAATTACTGCGACTTAAATTATCTAATTGATTTAGAGGATAAGATACCTATATTCCTAGCGTCAGTTGGCTCGCATATATTCAATTCTATGAACAAGTGTGCTACCTGTGACTTTACAGAAGGCGAAGAGTTTGTAATCGAACCATGCCCTATGAGACACCCTAATGCCCCATTCTATACACCCGGAGCAAGAGCGGCCGACACACGCCTACATATATTAATGAGAGGCATGAAGGGTTCGGGTAAGTCAATCCTAATCGACACATTTTTAGCACAAGGCACAGGTCTGCTTTGGAATCCAAAAGGGTTTAAGGGAGAAGGCTTCCGAACCATGATAGGACCTAATAGCGTAACAGAAGCAGGTATGTTTGGGTCAGTAAATGAAGATGGTATTATAGTGGGGCGACCACTTGCACGTGAGATGTGTGGTGGGTTCTTAGGTTTTGAAGAGTTTAGTACATTAGTTGATGCAGGGAATAAAGACCATAGTACCGATATGATGAATCAAATGCTTACATCAACAGATAATGGTCGTGTGAATAAATCTATGCGAAGTGGATGGGTGAGATACACAACCCGATATACTGTATGGGGTGGAACACAACCCGGTCGTTTTGAATTAGAATCCGGTATGGATAGGAGATTCTTTATCATAGATATAGACATGAACCCCGAAAAGGAATTAGCATTCAAAAGAGCAAATCAACAACAGGCAAATATGCCCCACGAAAGAAGGCTCAAGATACACAACTTAAGAGAAGCAATAAGAAAGTTTTTGATGCACAGGCAATTAGAGGCTATTTTGAATCCCCCTGTTCAAGTACGATTCGGTAGTGATGTTCAAGATTGGTTAGAGAATAAAGATGTTCGTTCATGGGAAGCGGATTTGTTTAGGAGATTAATGATAGGGTATTGGATGATGCAACCTGAGTATAAACCAATGCCTATATTTGAGATTTCGATAAACCCTCAACTAAGAAAGTATCTTGATGATGCTTTGAGAATGCGAAGAACTGTAATGGACGCAGACATGGAGTTAATCAAATCAACTTTCTGGGGTCAAGACTTGCCTAAATCAACACTAGTGAAAGAGGTTGCTAGAATGGTTACTAACGGGGATTATCAGTCATCGAAGAGATGGATTGAAGAATCATTACAAGGTAATTCTTGGTACAGAGAGTTCAAAGCAACTAAAGAAGGTAGGGGCAGAAAGGGGGTTATGTGCCGAATAGGTTATGAACCCTCGCCTGTTCGGAAGAAACCAGAGTTGAACTGGGGCGAATGGAAGGAGGCATCGGCATGAAAACAAGAAAATTGGTAGAAGAAAAATTAATGAAGTTGGGTTCTAAAGGAGATTGGGCTGACGCTCTTAGATGGGTTCTTACACCGCCCGACTGTCCTTTGTGTGAATCACCTAATAGAGTTGAATTAGAAATGAAGTTATACAGGGGCGAGACTACCGCATCATTCTTAGAACAAAAGTATGGTTGGCTACCCGGCTCAGTAAATGTTCATTTATCAGACCACGAAGATTACGACCCACTAAAAGCAGGGCTTATAGAAGCAATGCGACAAGATACAATAAACACAGTTAATCTAGCAGAAAATATGGCTCAAAGACTAACAACTTGGATTGATGAATTAGAAGCACAACGGTCTGCGGATTTCATAGATAGCGACTTTATTGCTGACGCAACTAGACTTACTTCTCAACTAGGTGGTTATCTAAAATTAGCAGGGCAACTAAAGAAGGAGATTGGTGTTGATAATCAACTACTATTAGCACAACGTCAATTAGATGATATTATGTATGTTCTTGTCGATACTTTGAAGGAACATCCTAAATTACTAGACCAAGTGGAATTAAGAGTATCAACAATGAAAGCACCTGCAATAGATGTGAGTTATACAGTTGAGGATGTTGAAGATAAAGATGACTAAGTTCAAGTTTCTCGATACTGATTACATTCCCGATAAAGAGGAAATTGAAGTAATAGCAGATATGATTCCGAAAAGCGGAAGGGAAAAGTGGAGGAAAAGAAATAGACACATAGCGACTAAACCTATACCAACAGAATTATTTCCCACGCTCGCTAATCTAATGATAGAAGATAATGTGAGATTTGTTTTGAATGACGAAGGTTATCAATGGTTTCATGGAGAATACAAGGTTACAACTACCGCTATCCGTGAAGTATGGGGTTTGACAGAACATCAATGGAGACGGTTTATGCGGTGGTGTTATAAGGGGTGGCCTTGCTGACTTAATATGGATGAATGGGCGGAATATGAACTTTATCAGATTGAGCTCAATGATTACATGAATAAATTGGAGGAACAATATATGGAACAAGAAAAAGAATACGACAGCATAGAATGGAATCACGAAGCATGGGCTGAAAGGGACGAAGGAGCCTACAGCATCGTGGCGGTGATGGCCGGAGCAATAATGGAAAAAGGACAAGAACATCACTTTGTAGAGATGGTTCGTAACTTAGGTGCAAAGCATGAGCCACTATTGATAGGACAATCAGTTACACTTCCTGACCTAGAAGATAGAGACCACCCACTTCCAGAGACAGGTGGAAGGCATGATTTGTTTTTCGCATTTCATAACCTAGATATTGCTAGAGTTGCAGTACCTAGACTTATGTATGGTATTAGGTGGTGGTCAGATGTTGTGGATAATGAATGGAATCATATGTCCCTAGAGAATAAAGCAAACTACCGCGAACACACTATATATCCCGAATATGTATTTGAGACTTGCGGGTTTGGTGAAAATGAAGTTGCTGAGTTTTGGAATAATCCTTCACCTGTAAGGAGTGAAGAAGAGTGAAGAAGTATGATAGGAGAATGGCTTTACTAAAGGCAGTTGAGAATTGGTCTGGTTTGACTAATAATCATCACTTTACTACCATAGACATAATTAACTCGGGTGTTCTTGATAATGCTAGAGGTGCAAGTGGTAGGAAAATACCAAGAGGCTTTGGAATCAGTTTTTTCACCGTAAATGGTGGTCTATGTGAATTAGAGCGAATGGGTTTTATTAAACAAATTACAGACCAAGAACAAGGACAGATGAGATTATGGCGGTTCAATGGAGAGGCTACTGTATAGAATGTTGTAAATGGCGACATTCCAAACACGTTATAGAAAATATTAGGTCAGGTGAAATGAGATGCAAGATATGTATTACACGACTTCTGATGATATGCAAGGCTTGTAAAGGAGATGGTAAATTGAAACATAAAGAAGGAGTTGAATTATGTTCCGCTTGTGCTGGTCATAGAGTTATACCACAACAACCTGTGAAGGAGATGATATAATGGGAGTAATAATTTATGCGGGTGATGATAAGGATTTCAAGAACGGAGACCATATAGTAATGTATGGTGAAATGACTTCTCCCCCTACTGCACCTAACACAACATATATTCTTCATTGTGAATCATTCCCCCTATCTATGGCTAAAGAATGGGCTAATTTAGTAACATATAGGCTAGTTGTGATACCTAGAAAGGGTATTAGGGGCATTCGTGAAGGGGATAATATTCTAATCCACAAATCGGCTAAAACGGCTAAAAATAACTATAATTCACCAATCAATGCTATGATGAAGTGGTCAGACCGCAACAGGGCATGGAAGGCTATGAAACCTGTCCCATTTGCTTTAGCAGAGGCATTTCATAAAGTAAATAGACCGAATGGTATAGAAGAGCAAAGGATAATCAGCAAAGCCCGCTATCAGATGGAAGAAGAATATGCAAAGGCGGCTCTTGTATTCGGAACAGAAGCGATTCACAGTCATGTCTCATGGCCTAAGAAGAAAGCAGACGAAAATGATACAATCCCCTTTGGGTTCAGGTCTACTGATGTGTATGCTGATATGATAGTACAACACGCCCCCGAAGTACGAAATAAACTTAGAGCGATTGACCAAGCACCTTCTAGTATCAAGAAAACAAAGGAGTCATTGTTAGAATGGCTTTGATTTGGGTTTTCCTTGCCTGTGTGGTATTTTACGCTCTCTTTCTAGTATTTTATGTATGTTTTATAAACCTCTTTCCAAAATATTCACCAGAAAAATTCTCCGGCCGAACTACCGATGATGATATAGATTTGTTGCTATCATCACTCTTCTTAGAACAGTAACCCTTTTAAGCAATGACAGGTCCGACAAAGTGGTAGTGTGGTTGGGCGAAGAAAGTCTTGGGGTTCGCGTGGGGATGAACATGAAGCCTTTGACCGAACACTAAGAAAAGGCCAATCATTATACTACATGGGAAGAAGAACGAAGGGAAATAGGATGACGGCACATAACGCAAGAATAAGAAGGGAATTAATCTATATCCTATGGGATGTCGATGAACCTTTGACCAAACAAGAGATTACAACACACTTAGAAAAAAGAATGAAACTAATTAACGCTCCTAGTGCTATATCTTTAGGTACTATACTATCCCGAAACCCTCAAGTTAATTCTGAAAAGACCGTTATTATTACAACGGGTGATGGTAGAAGAAGGCGTGTTCCGCAGTACGAAATAAATAGCGAATTGATATATGAGATAGAAGATATAATCTTTACCTTGCCTTACAATGCACTAACTAAGAAAGAGCAAGAATCGGCAGTATTGTGTAAGGGATGCGGTAGGAGAAGATACTTCGATAATGATATGGATTTATGCCTTCAATGTACTAGGCTTCCAAAATGATTATAACCCCTGTCCTTTAGGGTTAGTTATGTCTGTACGTCCCGTAACTATGTCAGTACCTCAAAACGAAGAACTCAACTGTTATTTCTGTAATCTGAAATTAAATAATGAAGAAATAATATTTTACAGAGTCTGTATGAATAATAAGTGGGGTACAGGTAGTGTATGTGAGATGTGTTGGCGTGTAGCAGAAGAAGTAAGGGGATGGTACTCGTGAAAGTAATTTGGGCTGAAAAGTATCGACCTAAGATTTTGGATGAAGTATTATCACAGGATTCGGTAGTATCTGAAATGCGAGCGATTGTTAGCGGGGATGCACCCATGCAACATTTCTTATTCCACAGTCCTGAGCCGGGTAGTGGTAAAACAACTATGGCGAGGGTTATGGCTGATGAATTAGGTTATCAACTACATGAGTTTAATGCTTCCACTAAGAAACAAAGAGGAATAGATTTTGTCGAAGATGATATTGCCCCTATGTCTAGGATTGGTCAGTTTGAAACTATATTCCTTCTTGACGAGGCAGATAGAATTACACCGACTGCACAAGACGCATTGAAAGGTGTTATTGAGAACGCACAGGGATATTTCATTCTAACCTGCAACGACTTGAACAAAGTATCTCCTTGGCTCAAATCTAGGTGTCAAGTTAGGACCTTCAAACCTATACCCGATGACTTAGTAATGGAGCGTCTAAAACATATATGTGTTCAAGAAGCGGTAGAGATGACCGAAGATGATTTGTTAATAATTATTAAGAAACATGGTGGTGATATGAGAAACGCTATTGGTGCATTACAGGCGGCCTCTTATCTATCCCCCATAGATAGACAACAATTTATTGCATCCATAAGCACTCCGACCATAGATGCAGGTTCGGTTTTGACTATTTGCTTCAAAATGGGTAATGTTCCCGAAGCGGTCAAGATATTGAGCCAAGCACCTGCACGTGAGGCTATTCATCAAGTATTCCTTAAAGCAATAGAGGCAAACATAACAGACCATGAAAAGAAGATGTTGGTTGTTGAAGCATCCATTCAAGCACGCAGAGACCTAATAAATGGTGTTCCCGAAGTGTATGTTATTTGGGAGTTTTGCCGATTTATAAGCCAATAAAAGCAAATCCTTATAAGGGGTGGCTTGCGTGGGATAAGTAGGAGTAAAATGGTGATTATATGACCGATATTAATACAGAACAAATAGTAAAAGACCTTGCAAGCAACTTAGGTGTTGCTGAGGATAGGTTAAGACAGAAGATGAGTGAGGTGCTTGCAGAAAACGGAGCATCTTGGGCTAATGCAGGTAAAGACGAAACGACTTGCACTATCCTTTCAGCCCGCGTTGCGGGTCGCCAACTAAAAATGATTGGTGAAAGACTGAAAAAGAGTGGACTAGAACAATTCGAGGGAATGTTCATTCGTGTACCACCTTACAAGGATTGGGCTCAGATTGCTTACAGAAAGGCAGAACGCGAGTTGTCAGCAAGAGGTAACGTAAGTGACCCTGCAACACAGGCACAACTTAGAAATGGTGCTTTAGTATATTACGAGGCTAGTGGAACAGGATATACCCGATATGCAAATGCCGGTCTAATGAACAAAACAGGTTTGAATGATGAGATTAGCGAAGCAACAGTTGATTCTCTTCCAAAGAATCATCACGAGTTACCTAACGGAGATGCTTTCTATCTGATTTGGAATAACACAACACCGACTTTCCCAAGCGGTGATGCTAACTTCAAATACGGAGCACCACGCCCCGCATCTGAAAAGGAGCGAACCTGCGTATTTTTGGGGAGAAAGGTTGGTTCAACTAGTGAGCCAGCATTAATTAATGTTAGAGCAAACGGTAAGACTGCTGATACTCAGCACGCAACATTCCTACCCGGAACAATCGGACTTAGACCCGGACGAGATGGGAAAGTTGCTTATGCTAAAGAACTAAGCGACCTTGTACCTAACGATGAAGTGGCGGGAATATTCTCATCACCACCATTCGCTATCGGTGAAGCGGGTCCAGAAGGTATTGTACCGGATATGCTAGGCGGTCTTTACCCTAACGGAGGTATTCTGCCTTCATTCGCAACACTAGAACAATACCACACCGACCACAAAGATGATTCAGATTGGTGGGACCAGTGGGTAGGTATCGTTGGTGAAGTGGTACATATAGACCCGCGTGAGCGTGGTGGATATACAGTAACCCTCGGGGATATTGACATTACAAGTGTTGCACCCGGTCAGGATTTGGTTATTCCAAAGGCACAAGAGCACCTAGTTAATTTCGGTATCGGTTCGCAAATACTAATTGTCGGACAGACATACAAATCTAGGGATGATGAAATGAGATTTACAACACATGGTTGGTGGTGCGTCGATTCAGTTGAGGCAGTATCGGTTGATGCAGAATCTTGGGAGGACTAAGTATGGCATGGGCTCAGAATACCAAGCCGAAGGCGTCGACCAAACCTGCATACACGGTTGACCATTATAGGGATTTATTCAATAAGAATGCCGACCGGAAATTGGGGGCAACCCCTGTCCGTATGGCTCTTGTTGGTAAAGAGAATACTGCTAAGACAGGACTCGCATTATCCCTATCAAGAACACCGGAAGAGGTTAAAGAAGGTAAAAAAGTTATTATCTTTGACTTCGACAATTCAGCAGAAGCAACCGTAAGGTTTGTTTATCCTAACGACCCTAATGTAATAATATTGAAACTGTTTGACGAGATGGATGATTCTATCTTTGAAGAGGATGGTGTAACAGTATTGTGGCATGGTCTAGTAAAGAAAGTAAAGGCATTCGTGACCATAGCAGGGGATTTAGTCAACGAGGGTAATGTTGCTTCGATTATATTCGATGGCGGTAGTACCTTTTCCAAGTGGTGCGAGTTTAGTATGCGTGAATCACTATTAGAAAGAGGTGTAACAGAACACGAAGGCGATTCATTCAATCAGAAAGAGTGGCAGGAGAGAAACAGACTTTTCCGTGATACACTATATCGAGTACAGGCTTTACCTGTTGATAGAGTATTCTTTACCTTCCATCTGAAAGACCACAAACAATATCTAGGTGATGGTGGAGGCAAAAAGGTTCTCATGAAAGTTGGTGAAAAGCCCGACTGGATTGACGGTACTCAAAGAAATATGAGTCAACAGATATTCCTAGCGAGATACACCAAGAAAGGAGACGACGCGGCAGGGGTCAAATCTGATAAAACTCTTAAAGAAGGCGAGTTTGTTGTCCGTGCAACTGTTGAGGAAATGAAAGGGACAGGAAGTGAGTTTGTGGGAACAACTCACGATGTTCTCTTAATCAAGAATAACAAAGTAACGTGGAACGGTCTACCTGACATGGGGTTGATATGATGGATGATATGAAACAAACTCTTCAATACTTAAGGTCAGACATAGACACTTTGATGCTAGAAATGCGTACATTAAAAGAGGAAAATAGACAATTAAAATCAAGCCTAGAAATTATGGCTCAAAGATTGGCTAATGAAAGGAACGAACCTCTGATAAAATGGACATAATCCTTATAAGTGGGTGCTAGGTGGAATAGAATATGTTAGTCAAGGCAAGCAACATGAAAAAGTTACTAGAAGTAACTGCGAGAAAACAATTTGTAAATGGAAAACCTCAACAACAGGTAATAGGTTGTGTATTAAGAGGAACTCAGATGGATGAAGTAAGCACAACGAGTTTAGTTCGTGATGGTAAAACATCTATCGCACAGTTCTCAACTGTATGCGACTGGAAAGATGATGAACAGGCTATTGTTATCCCCGACATTGATAGAACACTAGGAGTTCTTTCAGCACACAACGGAGATATAACTATGACGCAAGATGGTGGCTCATTAAGAATAAAGAGCAAAGGCAAGCAAACAACCATTGTTGCAGAGCCCGGTAGTTTAGCATTTCCTCACACACAAGAAACTATTGCTGAGTGGGAAAGTAAATCACTAACCCTTTCTGAGCAAGTCAATGAAGATGCAGGTTCTTACAAAATGCGAGATGGTTCTGACAGAAAAGCATTCTTTATGGCTGAGACTTCTGCGTCTATACTTCACGAGGCTTTGAAGGCTGATAACATGAACTCGCAGAAACTTAACCAATACACATTCAGATATGACGGTCAAAATGTTCTATATGTTCAGACTGGTACTGACCTAAAAGGACAGACAGAAACAATACTGAACGACGATTGTCAGCAACAGGTTGAATCTTTCGAGGCAACTTATGAAGGTGGGCTTGAGCAAATACTATCACACTATGACGGTATGGTCAAACTATACTTCTTAGACTTCCGACCAGAAGGACAGGGTATCAGACTAATTGTTAGTTTTGATAACGGAGATTGGGTTTTCCAAGCGTGCGTTCTAAAGAGGTGATTTGAATGATAAGAAAAATTCTCCGGACTACCTTTAATACTTCTTACGGAACGACGCATATTAACGTGTCTGATATTTCCGCTATCACAGAAACTAGAGATAGATTTGAAATCCATATGACTTCCGGTACTATATTTACTACCGTTGATAAAGAAGGACCATATGTGTTTGTTACTAAATGGATGGAGGGGCGAATTGAATGAGTATCGAAAGACATATCATTAGAACCCCATTAAGGGAGCGTTATGGTGCTCCACCTTTCAGCATCCTAGATGCACGACAAGGTTATTGGCAAGACAGAAAGCGTTGGTGGACTCGTAAAGGCATCCGGTCAGAATTAGGAAGGGGTGAGGCACTTATCGCTATGTCTAAATCGAACATGAAGTATATGTTTGGTAAAAAAGAGTACGATGTTGACCAGTTACAGAAAGAGGGAATCCTTCTAACTGATGAAGAAGTTGAAGTTGGTGGAGATTCTAAAGGTAACGCTAAGACATTCGCTATTGGAGATAAAGCAACGTGGAATGAAACTAAGAGCGATACTAGAGCAATTCCAGGAGGAGGGACAGGTAAAAATAGTGTTTGGCTTCATAAGAAAGAAGATGGGAGCATGGGTGCTTCCCTAAAGGAAGAAGATGCTTTCAAGAATAGAGCAACAGGTACTTCTATATTCGACCCAGTCCTAACAGAATTAATGTACGATTGGTTTTGTCCGAAAGACGGTAGTATTCTTGACCCTTTCTGTGGTGGTTCTGTTAGAGGGATTGTCGCGGCTCATGGTAATCATCAGTATGCGGGTATGGAATTACGTTCCGACCAAGTACAAGCAAATAGGATTCAAGGATTAGAGATACTAGGCGATACTGATTATCCTATGCCTAATTGGGTTGTTGGAGATGCACTAGACATACAAGATAAGATAGGTGGTCAATGGGACATGGTATTTTCATGCCCCCCTTATGGTGACCTTGAAGTCTATTCAGAAGATGATAGGGATTTATCCACTATGGAACACCACGAGTTTTTAGATTCATATAGAAATATTATTCAGCGTTCTGTTGATATGCTCAAGGATAATAGATTTGCAGTATTTGTTGTTGGGGATTTTAGAAACGAAAAAGGATTCTATCGTAACTTCGTTAGCGACACTATTGACGCATTCCAATCAGCAGGTGCTACCTTATACAATGAATGTATCTTAATTACAGTTGCAGGTAGCCTTCCTATAAGAGTACATAAGCAATTCGCTAACAATAGAAAGTTAGGTAAAACTCATCAGAATGTTTTAATCTTCTTCAAGGGTGACCCCAAGACTATACAGGATGAGTTCCATTATCTTGATGTTGAAGATAAGACAGAGGACGTGGAATGGCTTTAGACTTTAGCGAGTTTGTACCATTAACATTTGATAATTACAGAGCCTTTAGGAATGGATTGTTCCGTGCCTACCGTCATCCACGATATTATCAATCACCTATGAGGCTTCTTCACCAACCCCATGTATTCAAGTTAGGGTATGTTGATGATGACTTGGTCGTTCTAAAAGACAGGCAAATAATGGGAACACAGGTTCTCTATTCTATATTGCCCCCGAATAATTGGGAGGTAATACATAAACTAACAGAAGGAGGTGTCCCTTGTTTTCTAAGTGACGAAGATGTGTTTAATGCTCCTGATAAGCATGGGGTTGTTCCTGTAAAGGACAACATAGAGTATGTGTATCATCTATCAGCATTTTCGGATAGATATGGGGTGAATAAGAACCAACTTAGAAGGCCATGTAACAAGGCTGAGTCGCTTTGTGAGTCGGGTGAAATAACTATTGAAGCACATTGGGGTAATGTTCCCTATGAAACGCTTAATTCATGCAATGTTTTGACCGCTAAGTGGTTAGCCCAAAGGGATAAGAAAGCATGGAAACCTAACTTCTTTATTGACTCTTTCAATAAGTATTCTAAACTAGAACACGCTCTTCTTTTGACTGTTATGCAGGGGGATAGATGTTTAGGCTACCACCTATCACATAGGGTATGTAATGGTTTAATTTACGATGTGGCCTGTAAGGATTATGAGAACACACCTATTAAGAATATGACTCCTGTCCTTCTTCACTATGCTTCTAAAGCGTGGGCGGAGAAGTTCCCTTCACAGTTAGAATACACAAGGGTTAATAGAGGAGCGGCAGTTAGGGGTGCGTCTAGCCGGATAGCCAAAGACAAACTAAGACCGCTATTAAAGAATCAGATATACAAGACAGTTCCCCCTATCAAGATGACTAAAGAATTAAAATCATCATACTTTGAAGTAAAACAGAATGTCGAATGGTTATAATACGAAGCCTTATAAGTAACCGCCTCTTCGGATATAGTAGAAAGCCCATAGGCAGAAGGCCATAACAAATGAAGTACAGTTTAGTAATAGAAGATGAAGATAGCACAAGAACAATTCCGATTGACCCTAATGAACGATTAGTAGTTGATAATGTATGGTACTCACTTGAACTAGGTCAAGCAAAAACAGATAGACCATATAGAAGTGAAGAATGGCTAACTGCCGTATATCATGGTGAAGGTAAGACTCTTAAAGAAATAGGAGATATGTGTGGCGTAAGTCCGATGACCATAAATCAATGGTTAGTAAAGCACGGAATCACTAGCAGACCTCGTGGGAGGAGAAGAGAGTGAATGTTACTTTCTATCTTTGCGGACCGATACTTAGTGAAAATGAAAGATGGCGTTCATTAGAGTGGCGTGAAATCGCTTTTGATATTCTCGATTCTAATGGCTTCAATGTTTTCAATCCTATGGTAAGTGAGGACTATGGGAATGTTCATTATGATGAGCAATTTAAGGAATTGATTGTTCCACGAGATAAACTAATGATAGACCGTTCAGATGTTATAATAGTGAATTGGATTCCTAAAGAAATGAGTATAGGGACTTGCATGGAAGTCATGTATGCTCATCAGCAGGGGAAGAAGGTAATATGGTTCGCAGAAGACCAATCACTTGCTCTTGAACTCGAAGAAAACCCTTGGGTCATAGCACACAACGATTGGGAGTTTGTTAGACCGTTTAGTTCCGATAACATAAGGGATATAGCAGAATGGTTTGGTTGCTTCAAAAAGACTAAGAGAATGGTCAAGTTTTTGAACAGTAACGAAAGGCCAAATGACTTTTGCTAAGTGTTATAAGTAAATACGCATCCGCAAGTATATGATAGTGGATGGCTTAGGTGGAAGAAGGGTTGCAGTCAGGTATCGTGACCCAGTTACACTTGACCGGAAGCAAGATATTATTAATGATATTTACCCATACGCATTTATTAGTGATGTTGATGCTGACCTTATTCCGGCAGTAAAGAAAGAAAGTGGATTCACTGGTCTGTATGGTGAAAATATTACCAAGATTACACTTGCTGACCCTTACGAAACTTCACAACTAAAGAATACATTTTCTCAGACATGGGAATGTAATATCCCCTTCACTAACAGAGTACTTATTGACAATGGTAAGCATTATGATTTCTATAAGCATCGTGTGTGGTACGTTGACCTTGAATGGAATGAAAGGGAAGAAGTAACAGTTGCGACTGTCTATGATAATTACATGGGGAAGTATCTAACGTGGTTTGTATCACCGCCCGGTCAAACTCACCCACCATTGGTAAATAAATTAGGAGATAAAACATTCAATCCCCCACTAAAAGCATTCAAGACCGAAAAGGAATTACTCGATGACTTCTTCCATGTGATGATGAAGAAGGACCCCGATGTATTGACAGGTTGGTTCTTCATGGGTGCTGATATGCGAGTCCTGTTTGATGCTTGTAAGAGACATGGTTGGAATGCAGGTAAGCGTATGAGCCCGCATGGTTCTGTTCGTTATCAGTTTGACGACTATTCACAATGTATCAAGGGCAGAATTACTATTGACCTTATGACTGTATTTTGCAGACTATGGCGTGTAAAGAACGGACAACTACCAGGTCAAAGCCTAAAAGATGTATCGCAGTTTGTTCTTGATAATGAAGAAAAGATGGACCTAGCAGACGGGCATGATACATACTATACCGACTTAGGGACATATATTGACTATAACATACAAGACGTTGCTTTGCTACCTAAATTGGATAAGATGCTTAACTGTATCGACCACTTCCTTAACCTTCAACATATTGTTCAATGTGATTTCATTACCACTCCTTGGGTCACAAGATTAGCAACCATTCTTCTTCTAAGGGATGAGAAGTTTGATAGAAGGATTCCAAGTAAGCCACAGTTTGCTTATGAGGATTATCAAGGGGCAGATATACAGGAAGCGGTAGCAGGTTTGTATGAAAGAGTTGCTATCATGGATATAAGAGCAATGTATCATAGTAACATTCTGAAATACAATATCTCATGGGAAACTATACTTGATGAAAAGAATGGAGTGTTTGATACTGACGCACCAACAGGGGCATTAGGCCGTGCTATGGACCTACTTACAAATCTAAGGAATGAGTACAAGGCTAATATGAAGGCTTCGACAACCAAAGAAGAAAAGACTAAATGGGATTCGGCTCAATACGCCACGAAGTCGCTAGTGGCTTCCCTGTATGGAGTCTGTGGTGATAGCCGATTCGGTATGTATCACCCTGCGGTAGCGGCGGCTATTACTCGCACATCAAGAAATACGCTTGGTGAATTACGAGACAAGTGTATAGAATGGGGTTGTGATGTTATCTATGGTCATACTGATTCTGTTTTCGTTACCGTTGAATCCCCCGAAGCAGGTATGGAGATGGTTGATTGGATTAATAAAGAAATGGCTCCAATAGAAACTGAGTTTGAAAAGTATTGTGAGCGTATGTTGCTTAAGGCTAAGAATAGGTACGCAGGTAAGGTCACATGGACTGATGGTGAATATCACGAACCCGACTATTATGTCAAGGGGATAGAATCTAAACAGGCTAGAATGCCTCAGGTAATGAAGGATGCTATGAATACTACAATAAACTCTATGCTTGATGGTAAATCTGAACAATGGGTCAATGATAAAGTGTGCAGTATTATTCACGATATGGTAGATGGTAATATCCCACTTGACGAGTTGAAGCAGAAAGGAAAACTAAAGAAGGACCTAAAAGATTATAGAACAATAGGAGGTTCGGCCGCAGGAGCATTGTGGGCTAATACAAACTTGGGGAAGGAATATAGAAAGGGAAGTTATTTCTGGGTCTTACTTGATTCAAGCGGAAGGTTTATAGCGTTTGACTCAGTGGAAGAACTACCAAGTAACATTGCGATAGGCTATGAGGTGATGATTCAACGATACATAATAGAAAAGGTCAAACCTTTTTATGAAATAGCATCGTGGGAAATGAGCCAATTACATGACGCAAAGAAAGGAAGAAAAGCAGTAGAGTGGTTATAATGAAAGGGCAAAGAACACAAAGAAAACAGACCGTAAAGCAAATAATGAAACAAGACCTAATTGCTATGCAAGAAAAAGTCGATTTGATAGAATCTAAACACAATCAATTGGTGAGCGTATTTATTGATTTCAGCAGACACGCTGAGAACATGACAACACTTCTTCATCTGCATCTATTAGATGCTGGTCTAGCAAGTAAAGAACAATGTTCGGGTTGTGGAATGGCCGTAATATACCCTCATAAGTTTGAGGAAATACAGGCTATGCCGGTCTGTCCTAACAGAATAGATAAGGATGGTAAAGAGGTTAAAGAATGTTTGGATGGGTTTAATCATATTGATAATCCTTTTGCTTCCTCAGAAGAAGAATAGTAATGCTTATAAGTAATGGCTTACCTGCATTATCATGGAATACAAGTCGTCTTACAATCCTTACGAGGCGATTGGTGATGTTAAACTCAGAGTAAGCAAGTCATCCTTTATGTCTGCTCGTCAATGTCTTAGAAGGTATTGGTGGAATAAGATAGCCCTACCGGATGTTCGTATGCCGGAAACTGAGTTTATGATTAAGGGAACAATAGTCCATAAGGGTGTCGAAGATTTGTATAACCTAGAATCAATAGAAACAGATATACGAGCCTTGTTACCCGTAGCAACAGAGTATGACGACACCTTTGACGAAATCGCAGTTATGGAGACACAACGTCTTGAAGCATGGGGTTACGAGTTCTTCCTTCCCATTGAGGCAGAAATGAAAAAGTCAGTATATGACCCCGAACATGATGTTGTTATGGTTGGTATGTGGGATGGTCTTATGAAACACCCCGATGGTGGTCTTTGTATTATGGAATTGAAAACAGGCGACCTAAGTACAGGTAAATTAAGCAGGGTACGCAGGGAATTATGCTTCTATACTCGAATGCTTAGACTACTAGGCTATGAAGAAAAATATGGTCCTGTAACACACATGATGTTAATTTCCTCTGACTGTGTAAATCCTAAGACCGCAACCACATTAATGTCTAGTAAGAGGAAAGAAGTTTTCTTAGGTGATGAAAAGGGAATTACTGTAATAGAGAAACTAGGTAAGAGAAGTCATACTGCATTTGAGAAAGACTATGCAGAAACAGTAAAAAAACTAAAGGCCTCAACATGGGAGCCAAACTGGAGTGAATATTTCTGTGCTAACTATTGTGATTTCTATATGTCATGCGACGATGAAATACATGGTGGTGGAGATAACCCAACGCTTTCTAAGGAGTTCGGAATAGTATGAAGCGACCAAATCTAACAACAATAGAAATATGCGAAGAATGCGGTACTATGCAGATGTGGAATATATCACAAACATTTTCGGTAGCAATGCAAGAAGGAAAACCTTTATCCCCTTCTTACGTTAGGACTTGTCAAGGGTGCGGTGCGGTTGAAGGTTATGATGACGGAGAAACTTCTAACCTTTCCACGTGAGATTGGTTTGAAAAGACAGGTATGTGAATCGAGATACCAATTCAAAAACTATATTGATAAACTAAATGGAAAGGCTGATATATACACGAGCCTATATGGGTTCAAGGATATTAATGATAAAGATAATACCGCTATCATGGATAGAGCATGGTGGGATTTCGATTCTAATGAACGATACACAATAGAGCAAGTTAAGGAAGATGTTGCTAAATTGCTTGAAAGACTAGAAGGTGATGTAAGACTTGTCGCAACAGGAAGAGGATTTCATGTTCATCAGTTATTTATTCGTGCTTTAGATTCAAGAAGATGGAGACATACCATTGACCGTTATCAAAGAAAGATGGCGGAAGGGCTCCTAACACTAGATGGTGTGGGTTATCCCCGAAAACTATGCAGAATACCTCATACCTACAACGCTAAAAGAAAGCGTTTTGCGGTAATGGTGGATGCAAATACTTTCAAGACGACTCCACAGACGACTCCTATACCAAATAGGCCGAAAGAATCACCTGTTGCACACCTTCACCCTTATTGGGGGGATGAAAGGAATGATACTGGGTTTGACCTAGAATTATGGGCTATGGAAAACCCTGTTGATTTAATGGGAGATTGGAATGTTCAGCAAGTAACCGTAATTGAAGGAACACAAGAGGCTATTCCTATGATACCATGCCTTCAAAATGAAATCACAGTATCTAATCCCCCACACCACATAAGGGTAGCATTAGCACAACATTTATTTGAGCATCTTCGTAACTTCGCAGAACCAACTGCCCTGACCGCTGAACAGAAAGAAAAAATGATTGATGTTTCAGTTGCATTCATACAGAATCTTGAGTGGCAAGACTACAATGAACAGGTCACAAGGAAAGCACTAAATACTCTTGTATCTTATGGAAGGTCTACTTCGTGTGCGTGGTTCTGCAAGCGTGGCCTTTGTCCGGCTCCGTGTTGGAGAGATGATGGAACTAGGCGTGAGTATTGAAAAAGTTTTTATAAGTCGTGTTCTCCTATATAGTATTGTGCATATAGAACCTTGTGTTCGGTGTGGGTCAATCCTAATTATGCCTTTACATGGTGCTAGGAAGTGCTTTTCGTGCTTCATTAGCGTAGACTCATGTTCGGAAGGACACCCAAACTGAAAGTAAATCTTATAAGTGATAGGCCAGTCGTATGGTCATGTCCGAACTTCCCCGTGAATATCTCATAGTGGATGATAGAGAAAATGATAAGATAATTCATAAGTTAATAATGAGTCTTGGTGATGCTAAAACAGACCCAGATGGTAAGGTATTTGTAACTCGTCTTAAGACAGGGGATTATATCATAGATGATTGGATTATAGAGGCCAAAGAAATAAAAGATTTGTCAGCGTCAATAATAGGACAGGGACGTTCAAGAACAATAGCGGCTCAATTAAGGGATATGAATACTTTTGCTTTACTAGAAGGAAAGATACCTTATCTCGTTGTGTATGGAGAAACAAAAGACCTTAAACCATTTTTCGCCAAAGGAACAAAGGGTGGTAAGCAAAATGCGGTCATCCAAAAGGCTAGAATGAAAAGTAGGATAGCAAGTTTCAAAAAGAGCTTTCTTTTCAGATTTCCCGCTACCAGATATTTTGAATTAGAAACATTACAGGATTATGTCGATTGGTTAATAGAAGCATACAAACAAAAGATTGTGCTCAAGTAAGTGAATCTTCTTCGTCTTTCTTTATCGCATTGCTACCGGACTTACCCCTTGAATCATAACTTACATTACCGCTCGAATCAAAAGTTGCGTCAGAAGTCTTAGATTTCCAAGCATTATCTGTTCCGCTCATCCATCCTTTAGTTCTATCTTTAGACTCTAATTTTCTTGTTGTTGAAGTTTTTCCTAATTCTTTGTTTTGTGCTTGTTCGTTAAAAGAAACCTCTATACCCTTTATAGTAAGTGAAGAGTATGGTGCATTATCTGAACCATCAGCACTAGCCATTAACCCACCTCCGGGGACCCTTCCAATAGTTATTTTGATTCTGTTACCTAGAACACTAGAACCTTTTACTTTTCTTATAGAAAACAAAGTTACTCTTTGTGCAGTATCGCTATAAGTTATATTTATTACCTTTGATTGTTTATGACCGCTTTCTATACATTCTAATGTTGCGAATAAAGTATAAGTGGTATTTCCACCTGTCAATGGAGCCTTAATATTCGCAGTAACTTTTATCCTTTCATTAACAACAGAAGGGGGAACAGTAATTGTAACTGAACCTTCGTGGTAATCTGATTGTACGGGAGCACCACTTTCTAATAGTGCTGAAACTCCAGGTAGGATAAACCCATCAGCACCTATTATCGCACTTCCACTACTAGTTGTCTTACTTTGACCTATTGCTTCCTTAGAAGTAGTTTTGATATTATTCTTAACAGAACCTCTATTTCTAGTGATTCCCAATAATCCGCCTTCTTCATTTTCACTTGAAAGGTCTGCTTTACCTTTCATGGTATTCATAGCACCACCACTCATTTTTGACAGGCTTACTTTTCCTCCAGTCATTCTTCCACCTAACGATTCTTGTGCGGGTGCTCCTGAAATATTACTTAGTCTGTTTTGCTTACTTGTTTTTTCGGTTACACTATGACCAGTACCTATACCACCTTTACTTGGTGGCTTTAATCCACCCCAACCCGGAGCCCAACCTATATCATCTCCCGGTAGGTATGGTATATCACCTATTCCGCCTCCCGGTAGACCGCCACCGCCGTTATTAGGTGGATTACCAGTTGCAGGGGGTGTGTCTGAACCACCACCGCCACCACCTAATCCTCTAGGTAATCTAAATTGTGATTCGTCTTTCATTAAAGTCAATGAAACTTTATCACTATCTCTTTCTTTCAGAGTCCAACCAATCTCAACTAGTGTTAAGTCTTGATTTATGTTCAAATGGCTATCATTGTAACTAACAACAGTTCCGGGTCGCCAAACCATGTCATCAACAATTTCAACAGTAGGGGCGTAGTACAACGCTCTTGGTCTTAATTGCCATACAGGTCCTTGTCTGCCTCTTGCATCTTCTGAACCTGCTGGTCGATGGTAAAGGGATAGTCCTAGTGGGAATGCTGATGCTTCATTAACTGACGAGCCCGTTGTCAAATCAAGAACCGATACATCAGTTGAAGGAATGGTTGTTACTCTATTTCCTTTATTTGACTTAGATGTATTGGTATTGTTACTTCTATACTTCAATAGGTCAACGCAGTATTCTTTGTTAAAAGATACTATCATTTTTGCCCCGCTTGTTGCTCCGTATGATGTTGGGAATGGTACTTCGTGGAATCCATTCTTAGTTATGTCAAGATATGAAATCTTAGAGGAAGTTAGGGGATTGTTACCTGTATATCCTTGCCTTCTTTGTGAATCAAAGTGAGAATCTACTAACCAAAGTCTGAAAACTGCATCATTCGCAGTATTGGATTTATGAGTAATGAACATTCTTAATTTCTGTCCCGACCCAGAACTTACTTTCGGTGTATTTCTTGGGATATGTACTATCTGAACTGCCTTCTCTATACAATGAATACCGTATGGTGTGTATTGTCCGTACCATTGGGTTGCGTGTGTATCATATGTATTACAACCACCACCCCCATGATACCCATTCCCTGCTTGAATATATTCCATTCCTCTTTGTGCTCCTATTAGGTTAGCATTAGTAGCCATTAAGTTTCCATCCATAGCATTTTGCCTACCACCAATGATTTGTCCTGTCATGTTTCCGTGTGGGTCAAAAGCACCCCAATTCGCGGCTGACCCTAAATCTGATAAGCATTGTATCAATGGTGTAGAGATATACCCATAAAGACCGCCGTCAAACATAGGGCTTCTGCTATCAGTACCCCCTATTAATTCTGCCTTTACTTGCACATTCTTATCTTTTGTACTTTCTAATTCTTTCAACGCTAATGCTTCTGCCGAGGCACTTGTTCTAGTGTTAGGGGAATTGACAATTCTAAACTTAATTTGTGAACCGTCTAGGATTGGTGTAGGGTAATCAACAAATGATTCACCCGAATTATAGAATACTCTAACGTGTGTAAATTGTGCTCTTGCTTGTGTTTTAGTTTCTGATTCTCTTAGCAAGTTTCTATCTAATGCTTCGCCCGAATCATAAGATGGTCTAAACTCGAACTTACCGTTTCTTCCAACCATGTAATTAAAAGCATTATAGTTTCCATTTACTCCTTGACCAGACGCCTGTTGTATTGACATAAGTGCCTTAAATGTTGTCGATGCTCTAACATCAACAACAGAACCGAAGGAATCAGTAGGCATATCATAAGTTATTGGTACGTTTTGAATATCATAACTAGTGCATATATCACTACCTGCTAACCAAGATTTTACTCCGTGTGTTTGGAACAACAATCTAATTTTATCATGCTCATAAAATGAACCACATTCGGGTGATTTAACATAACCTTCCATTGATAACATAGCAGATAGGCTCATAAGTGATGACCAAGTACCGTGAATAGCGTGCTCTTTATTTGATGGGCTTTCTGATATATTGTTATTAAGAGTTGTTAAAGCCATAGATTCACCCATTGGGTCTTGAACACTTACGTTGCTATAATCCACTTTATTAGTCCCTAGATTTATATAGAGCCTTACTGCGTTACTGCTAATTGATTCGTCATATTGAGATACAAAGCATCCACCCATTCTATATGTGAATATATCTAAATTATCACTATCTGCTTTGAACTCCATAATACCTGTACCTTTTAGGTCTGGGAAATAACTTCCTTCGTAATTCTTAGAAGAATCTAAAACCATAAGAGGTTTTTTGTCTAAATCTTCCACTAATCTACTTTCATATCTAACATAGAATTGGAAATTAGGGTCATAAGGATGACGATACTTTGCAGTATATGGGTGAGGACCTGCTTGCCACCAATAATTATCCATAAGTTTTGCTTCACCTGCTACACTAAAGTCATACTCGCCTATTGTTTTTACACCACCAGAGGATTGTCCTATACGACCGTTGTTAGTCATAGTATTTAGATTGAAAAACTTACTAGCGTCAATAGCCATAGGTGCTCCTGCTTTTGATTCCCAATTATGCAGATAGGTCATGTTAGTCATAGTATTACTATAATTACCTGACCAAGCAGAACCACTATAAGGGTCAAGATTAGTCAAATCCCACATATCTATGTCAGTTCCTATTGCGAGCTCTGCTATATCTTCTTGTGTTTCTGAAAATACTACCGATACCTTGTATTGTTCTTCTAGTGGATATAAAAGACCCCAGTTAGTTTGTCTCCCGCCACCATCTGCGTCTGCTGAACCATCGTTTCTCATATCAGCCCAATTAAGCCAAATGTGATTGAAATTATTTTTGATTTTTCTGAACCTTCCTTTTGCACCAATAGCATGACTATTCTTAAGAAACTTTACTCCATTCATTTGAACATCACCTGCATATAGTTTGCATATAGTTGGTCCGTTTTGTGTTGCACCGCCAGTTAGACCCGGATTATCAACAGGACTACCAGTTCCCTTTACTAATTTCCACTTCCAACCTTGAAATCCTCCACTTACTGCATTTTCTGTTGTTTGACCCATAGCAACAGGATGCCTGTTACTTGTGATAGTGTGGTCGCAATAAGCATATTCGGCGGGGAATATAGTAATAGTTGAATGGTCGGCCGCTTTTTCAAGAACCCTGTACCACCTGTAAGATACTAAATCTCTATCTTCACCGTAAGGATTTTCCACGTTATAGTGAGCATCAACACTAGTTGTTACGGGTTGCGATACTGACCCTTGTGTGTTTCCTAAGAATATAACATCACCAACAGATATAGACTGGAACATTCTTGAACCGCTTACTGCTGAATCACTACCACTATGAAACCAATCTGGGTCTTTTCTCTTTACTGTGTCAAATCTTGTTTTGTTAGTTGTAAGATATTGTGAGGCATTTTGAGCCGCAGTTATAGTTATTGGACCCGGACTTATAGTGTTTGCTCCTTCACTACTCATTACCCATTCACCAGTATTAGGGTCTATAATATTTAGTATTTCTGTTTGAGACATAGCAACAATTTCCCAATGTGTATAATCATCATCTGACTTATCTAAACAAGTATTCATAACTGCTGAACGAGCAACCCCCACATCAACTGTCCCATCTTCATTATCAATTTCAAATATTAGACCACCATTGTTCATAAACCGCTTTGAAGAATGTGCGTTAGCCCTAGAAGGAATGCTTATTGTTGGGTCTGTTCCTATGTCATATTCCGTACTTCCCTTGTCTATATATCTCCTATCTTTGAAGTTTTCATCAATAAGCGGTACTGTTGCGTTTGATAAAGTTAAAGTAGTGCTAGTACCTACCGTGTATGGTGCTGTTAAGGTAAAGTACTCGCTATATTGTGTCGTGTAAGGGCTTATATCGTCATATTCAAAGTGTTGGAATCTCCACCCAACATCAGTAGAAGTTCCTGAACCATGTATCGTAGTTATTCTATTACCTTTTCTTGCTAATACATTTTTTCCGGGTCCATGAAGCCCGTGTGCGTCGGGTTCTATAATACCAAATACCATCCTAAACCATAATGACGAGGCTATATCGTGAATATAAGAAGCGTGTGCAACCCTATATCTTGAATCACTTTCTCTTCCCGAAGGTGGGGTAAATATTGCTTGACAATTACTAATGACGGGGAATAAGAATGTTCTGAATGAATTACTAGACCCACCATTTATAAGTTGTTGTATTGTGCTTGTTCCTTCTTGTAAAATAGTACATCCTGTTAGTTTATCATTAGCCACATCCACGCCACGCCATCTGATGAATCCCTGAGCAGAACCTCCTGGTCCAACAGTACCCCAACCAGTAGCAGGTAGTAAATCAACAATACCCCCTGTACCTATTGTCAATTCAATTTCATTACCTGTTCCGCTTAGTGCGGTTACTTTATACTCTACACTATTAGGCCTCATAAATGCTTTTGAAGCAGACTTCATGTGATGTACGCTAGTGCTCCAAGATTCATTTACATTTAGAAGTGGTAATTGACTAGGGTCTTGTTGGTCTATATCATTTCCTCTAACAACCATACTTAATTCTGTATCTTCGTTACCTAACCAATAGTTTCCGCTAATAGAAGAAAAGCCAAACTCTGTTTTCCTAAACTTTTTCATGTAATCAACAATTGACAAAATCTGACTTCTATGTGTAGAGCCTATTGTTCCTATGTATTCTAAGGCAAATCTGTAATTGTATTGGTCATCAGCACTAGGTAATTGTCTGCCGTCATAGAAATTAAACATAGGTCCTACCGTAACTAAACCATGTGGGTCATTAATATATTTTATACTTGAGTTTTTCAAGGGGATTATTCCGGCAGGTTTGAATGAATACTGACTATAACCTCGCCAATCAGTTGCAGATTCAGTCCCGTGAGTATCTAATGCGGTGGAAAAGTCTTTACCCCATGTGTTATGAATAATAGAATCTGGACTCACACTATCTGTAAACTGGTCCCATGTAACGGCACTCGCGGCCTGTAAAGCACCTACCCCGTGGTCTTTTTCATAGAAATCATGTCTTGTATAATAAGCACTCCATTGCCTTCCGTCTATTGCAGTAATTTTTCCTAGTGTATCTGAATGATGTTGTCCTACCGGCATAAGTCCTCGTGCTGATGTTTCAACAAAGTTTCCTTGAGTCCAACCAGTATAAGCATAAGGGCTTGAACTTCCAAAATTAAAACCTAAACCTAAATCGTCTGGATGCCTTGTTACAACAGAATAAAAATGACCTGTTTCATCTTTTAAATGTCCGAATATAGCACCAACAGTATTTTTGTATTCAAAACAGAAGTGGTGATTATCTATTATTTTCTTAACGACAATATCTAAACCATTCTTACCGTCACCTGTTA